GGCATGCTCTCGCGCGGACAGCGCGCAGTGGGTGCCCAGAAGGTCATGGTGTTGGAGAGGCAGTGAGGCGGTCGATCTCGCAGTGGGTGCCCAGAAGGTCATGGTGTTGGAGGTGAGACGTCACAGCCCGATGATGGGCTCTCAGTTTGCTCGCAGTGGGTGCCCAGAAGGTCATGGTGTTGGAGTTTGGTGTCTCCGGAATCGGAATGCCGTTTCGAACTCGCAGTGGGTGCCCAGAAGGTCATGGTGTTGGAGTATCGTCTGCGAACGCGCTACAGCGAGAGCCGCATACTCGCAGTGGGTGCCCAGAAGGTCATGGTGTTGGAGTCGCCTTGCGCTTGTTGAGTGGTGGGTGCCCAGAAGGTCATGGTGTTGGAGGGAGCGCCCAGGTCTTCGGCCGGACGTGTAGAATCTCGCAGTGGGTGGGTGCCCAGAAGGTCATGGTGTTGGAGGGAGTGTCCACGCCCTTCGCCCAGAACTCGCAGTGGGTGCCCAGAAGGTCATGGTGTTGGAGGGTCAATCGACCGAGAGTAACCGAGTACCAAACTCGCAGTGGGTGCCCAGAAGGTCATGGTGTTGGAGGTTCGTGAATGATGTGCAGGCAGGCAGGCAGCGATCCGAGCAGCTCGCAGTGGGTGCCCAGAAGGTCATGGTGTTGGAGTTGAGTGGTGGGTGCCCAGAAGGTCATGGTGTTGGAGGTAGCGCCCAGGTTTTTCGGCCGGACGTGTAGAATCTCGCAGTGCGTGGGTGCCCAGAAGGTCATGGTGTTGGAGGGAACGAAGCCGAAAGCGAGCTCGCAGTGGGTGCCCAGAAGGTCATGGTGTTGGAGTTTCACCAATGCGAGCGCTGTGACTCGTAGTGGGTGCCCAGAAGGTCATGGTGTTGGAGTATCGACCTGGCGCCACCGCATCTCGCAGTGGGTGCCCAGAAGGTCATGGTGTTGGAGGCGCAGTCAGGATGCGCCGCACCCTTCGTCCCTCTCGCAGTGGGTGCCCAGAAGGTCATGGTGTTGGAGGTTCACACTTGACACCATCCGATGATAGTGCCTTGATGGCGTAAGGAGGATATGCAATGTCTATTTTCACACCGGAGCATCTCGAGAAACTGAAGGTCGTCATCGGAGCATCGGCACACTTCAAAAGCATGGGCGAGCTTGCTCAACTTGCCACCTCTATGGCGGCAGTGGAGAGCGAAATCAATTATACCGCTGTGAGTCCAATCGAGGACATGAATGATGAACCTGAGCCAGAGCCTGGCGATCCAGCATTCAAACAGCCAACTGGTGTTGTGGCCGACACGCCCAAGCGCGCGCGAAAAGCCAAGGGCGCAAGGAAACGTTCTACGCCTGAGGCAATGCAGGCCTGGAAAGACGAGGCGATGGCGGCCGCCAAAAGCTTCGCCAAAAAGCCTTTCTCCCGAGCTGAACTCGATGCTGCAATGGGCAGCGAGGTTAAGACCAACGTCCTCACCCAACTCGTCCACGAAGGGCGGCTCGCCAAGGAAGGCGAGAAGCGCAACACCCGGTACACATTCGTCAGGTAAGCCATGACACTGCAGGCTGGGGACAGGGAGTATCCCCTGTTCCCGTACCCTGTGCACATGCACCAGGCGTTGGGCATCGACCTCGAGATCTCACATCTGAGTTCTGAATCGCTGGACCGGAATGTTGAGGCCATTTTTCGTCTCGTGCCTGGGCTCACACGAGTGCGGGGGCATGTCGAAATCGTAGAGCAGATTGCTGCAGCCATGCCCCTGGCAGGCGTCCCTGGCATGTCGGCCAATGGCATCGTAAATTGGATCGGCGACCACCTGAAGTTCCTGGGTTACGTCGTCCACCGTGATCCCCCCGCGTGGTGGTCAGGTGCAAGATGAGTATGAACATCCCAGATGGCTCCACTGATTCTCAGCCGGTGGGGTATGTTCCATACTGGCAGAAGTCGGCCCGGATCCGCGCACTGAAAAAGCAGCTCGCCATGGCCAAGCGAGTCATCGCCTGCCAGGCCGAGGTCATTCACAGTCTGGTGAACGCGCCCAAATGAGCCGCCTAGACGTGCCAGATTGCCTGTTCCCCTCGCGAGGTCTGCTCCAGATCCCAGAGTTGCGTCTCGACATGCAGGCAGACTTCCTCGACTTGCCCGTGTTGCAGTGGGGCACCCGGCACTCGAGGCGATTCGTCAACAAGGGCACCTGGCACTTCTATTCGCCCGACTATCGCTTCCAGTCGATCTGGGACAGCCCCGACCGGCTGGTAGAAACCGAAGCGCATACTGCAGTGGAGCCAAACCCCTCGATCTTCGATCAGACACCCACTGCTATGGCCGTGGGCCTGATCTACAAGAAACGCTGGGTCGCACGGTACTGGCAGGAGCGGGGCGTGAAGGTGTTCGTCGATCTGAACGTCGCAGAGCGGCATATGTCGCTCAATCTCCGGGGAGTCCCGCAGGGATGGCGCGCCTATGCCACCAGGGGGTATGCTGAACGTCCCGAGGACATTGAGAGGGAGTTCCAGGTGGCATGTAAACACAGAGGCTCAGCAGACGTTCTGTTCCTGGTCGTCGGAGGTGTGAAAGTCCGCCCCCTTTGCGAGCGCCTGCGCTCTCTCTTCGTTCCACTCCCCCGCAACACAGACGAGAGGTAACCTCATGGGCAAAGGTTCCGGCGGCGGAGGTGGCAGTCACGGTGTTGGTGGTGTAGGCGGTCGCAGTGCGAGAGCTGGCGGCGGTGGCAGTGCGGCAATGACGTATGAATCACTTCCGCTCCACGGTGAGGTGACCAACAACGATAAGCAACTCCTCTCTGGCGATCGGGCAGCGTTGGCTCGAGCCGAGGCGTTCGCGAAAACATTGGATCCGCTTGCCGCAGAGGCGATCAAAGAATTCACGGTGAGCGAATTCGCCAAATTCCGAAGCATAGACAAGTCGGGGGAAGGCGGCACCCAGAGTCAACGAGAGAAGGTCGTGGCAATCAACAAGGCCATGGACAGAGCGCCCAAGCACGCAGTGACTGTGTACCGAGGTCTCGCGTTGACTGATAGCCAGATTGGCGACCTCATCAAAACCAAAGAACTGGTCTTTGACGCAATGGCCAGCTCTTCCCGATCCGCGAAGATGGCTCAGACATTCATAGGGTCAACCGGATACGGGAAGAGGGGCGTGTTCATGCAAATACGCCAGAAATCAGGTATCCCAGTTGAATCCATATCGGAGATAAAAGGCGAAAGAGAGATCATGATCCGCAAGGGAACTGCCATCAAGATCACATCTGTGAGCAGGGGAATCTACGACGGGGATGAGATCTTGATCGTCAAAGGAAAAGAAATAACCAAGAAATAGAGGAAACATGACCGCCAAGAAACCAGCACCGCGTCCCGCCCCCAAACAAGCACCAAAGCCCGCCCCGAAGGCCGACCCCAAGCGGGCACGGCGCATGGTGAGCGATAGCAAGGAGGTCACCTTCAAAAACGGGAAGATGCACATCAGGTGATGATGCATGTCCAAGGACAATCGCTCACGCCTGCGTTCCTCAGCCGCCGCTGACGTCTGCTGGTTCTTCCGCCACTCCGCCGCGGCCATGGGCTTCCGCGCCGGCCGCTGCGAGATTGACGCTCCCACTCGCATCTGTCTTCCACTCCCACTTCCAATCCCTGCGGAGGCAATGAAAATCTGCCGGAGATGTCTTTGGCAGATCCCCGAAAAACTATGCCCGAAGCTGTGTCCTAAGTGCGGCCGTAGGCGATGGGGCACAATATGGCCGCATCCCGAACCAAAGATGCACGTGAAAGCGTCGAAGCGCGGCGCCTCGGCGAGCACCACCGAGATGCCCGAATCAGTCCGGCAGGCAGTTGTCAAGGAGCGTCGCATTCGGCGAGGTCTAGAGAAGCTTCCGCCCAAGCTCTATCGCACGCTCGAACTGGCCTACGAGGCGCATCAGCACGGTCCAGAGATACGAGGCGTCCTCGGGGACTTCTCCGACCTCGCCATGCGCCTGCCACGGTGCCGCAAGGCGTACGAAAAGTACCTCGTCGACCCCGAAGGCGATGGCCTCTCGATGGAGGTCTGGCTCACGAGATGGTGCCGCGTACGGGGCAAGGCAGACTCCGCACTCATGCGCATCCGAGACGAGACCGAAGAGGCCATCAGCGCCGCCCTCGAGGCCTATCAGCGCGTCCGCATCCCGCCCTCCTCACATGAGGAGCCATCATTGCCGAAACGACAGCCAAGGAGGACAGTCCCGTTCTTGGCGAATGAAGAGAGGGTGTGATGGTCAAAAGATTCCATCGCCTCAGTGCAGCCGAAGAGTTCGTGTCATCTACCGTCCCTCGTTCTGTCCCTGAAAGCCAAGAAGAACGGCAGCACGAATATCCAGCCCAAAGACCTGCAGGGCATCTGATTCACGGTTGGGTCGATATCGCAGCTGCCCTGCAGATGGGTCTGAACGAGGTCAAAAAATATGCCTCGAGAAAAAGGGACCCGCTTCCGATCTACAGCGGCGGTCGATTCGTCTCAGCTACTCGCGAAAGTCTTCGTGAATGGGAGGAGCGGCAGCCCTACACGGACAAACTTCATGTCTCTGTGTTTCGGCACGCCCAGGCCGTTTTCGTGGGCGAGAAGAAACTGGCTGGTGGCGGAGTCTACGGTGTAGTTGCCGAGGGCGCTGGCAGAATCAAAATCGGGTGGACAGATGCGCTGCACAAACGATTGGCAGCCCTCGAAACGGGCTGTCCATTCCCGTTGCAGGTGCTGTTTTGGATTCGAGGGCCCCGCGAACTCGAGATCGAGCTGCATCGGAAATGCGCCAAAGACAGGGCGCATCTCGAGTGGTTCACGCACACCGCTGATGTTCATGAGGCGCTTCTAGAAGCTCTTCGTGTGCACGGCGGAGCCTGGGTTCCACAGCGATGATTCTCATTCATGAATACGAGGTCAAAGGTTGGAAGGACATCTCCGTCGCAATCGGAGTGAGCGTCAGATCTGCTCAGTTGTATGCTATTCGGTCGCGTGACCCACTCCCTGTGTACTTCTATCTCGGCCGAATAGTTGCTCATGCAACAGCTCTCAGAGACTGGTGTGACCGGCAGCGTAGGCCCTTAGAATGTAGGGAGCTATCGCCTGCAACCGGAAGGAGGCAACGTGTTGCTGCGCAGGCATCTGATGCAATGCCGGAGAATAGGCTTCAGAAAAGATAACATCTTGCGCATTGCTGCGCTTTACAGCATCTTATTGCGGAGCATTATTTCCTCATACTCGACGAATTGCGAGTATGGAGCGGTGAGGGACAGCTCCCGACCGGGCCTCATAAGCCTGGCTCCGTTGGTGCGACTCCAACCGCCGCTACCGGGACAGCGTAAGTCGACCTAGTCGCGCCGCCGCATCGGCCTCCGCAGCTGACCCGCAACTTTGATTCTTTCGGCCGAAATGTAAACCACTCGGTCAAAGTGTAAACCGAGCTTCTCGGCGCAAAACCCGAATCGGGAGGGTCTGTACCTGACTGATGTCAGACGTCCTGGGGCCGGCCAGGTGGCTTCTTCGGAAGCTTCTGCTGCCACACGGGAACGCCTACCCGCGGAGCTGTCGCAGCCAGAGCCATTGCGTAGTCCCCAGCCGCGGCACTCTTGTCAGCCTTCGTCTTCGCCCATGCCTGCTTCGAACACTTGTTGTCCGCGTACTTGCCCATTGTGACCCTCTGATTTCAGACTCTCTGAGCAAGGCTCCAGACGTCTCGTTGTCCAGACCGTTGTGCCGCGCAGTCAGAGTCGCGCTTCGCGCTGGACTCTGAATTCTGATCTCTGCATCCTGACTGTCACCGCGCGCGAGCGTAGACACCCATGCCAAGTCGCTGTCAATGATAGTGGCCGATGGCATGACAGAAATCAACCCTCTCCCCTCCCAACTCAGGCGACGCCGGCCGTCATTCGGGCGTGAAAACGAGGAGGTAGGTAGACCATGACTCGTGGAGCCACCACGCCCTTTGAGGTCCGCGAACAGTTCCGAGCGGACTATCTGTACTCGGGCAATGCCTCCGCCTCGGCGCGGCGATGTGGAATCGGTGAGCAGACAGGTCGCGATCTCGTGGCCCAGTTTTCCAATGAGCCTGAATTCGTGGAGGCTCGGCGAGCATTACGCGCTCGCGCGTTAGATGAGGCTGAACGTGCTGTAATGCGAGTGGTTTCGGTCGCTGAGAGGCGGTTCCGCAGCAAAGGCCCACAGGTGCCGGAAGACTCCAAGTTCCCAGTTACCATCGTCGACAAGCGGGCGGATTACGGAAAACTCATTGTCGACGCGCACCGTTCGCTGACAGGTCGAGCTCGACTCGATGCCGAATGCAGCGGGCAGGTAGCGAGCTCGCGAGACGTCACCATCAACGTGAAATTGGCGGAGGAAGAGCCAAGGGATGCCGGCACGGACTCAGGTTGATATCGCATTCAATCGACCTCAGTCGCGAGCGTACCGAGCAATAGCGAATCGTCACACGGTGATGCTCGCGTTCGGTCGAGGCACCGGAAAGAGCTATTTCCTTAGGCTGTGCTGCTGGTTGCTCGTTGCTGAATACGACGGGCGACTACGGGACGCGAAGGACCCGTTTCATGGTTGCCGCATCGTGTGGCTGATGCCGACACGAAAGCAATTCGTGGATGTGCATGGCGCTGCGATTCTCGATGAGCTCGCACCGAGCGGTAAATTTGGATTTCTGGGTGGGCACGTCAATCTCTCGAGTTGGAGCATACGGTTCCCCGGCGGCTCGATTCTCACGCCATTTCCCGCAGAGCAGGCGTTAGCGAAGTCCGCACGAGGCATGCGCGCCGACTACATCGTTGTCGACGAATGCGACGACATCGACATGGACGTCTACGACAGCGTGGCGGTGCCGTGGCTCAGTGCGCGCTGGTCGCTCGGTCGAGAGCTCCTAGGTGGAACACCTACGCGGGGCAGACACGGGCTCTGGTACCGCATGCTGCGCGCCGGCCGAATTGGTGAGTCCATTCGGACCGGCAAAGAGATTCCGGCCGACATCAAGGACGAAGACAAGGAAGCCTACAAGAGCATCTACAGCTTCCACGCCACGTACCGCGACACGCCCGACGAGGTCGACCCGGCAGCAGTAGCCAAGGCAAAAGCGCAATCGCTTCCAGCGACGTTCCAGCGCGAATGGGAGGCCGATCCAGACGCAGGCGAGGGCCTCGTCTACCCGTTCGACGAAGAGTTCAATGTGCGTGAGCCCCCGCCCTTTGGTGCGTTCTCCGAGTTCCACGTCGGCATGGACCACGGCTGGGTGGACCCCGGCGTTCTCCTGCTTCTCGGCGTGCAGGGGCACGGAGAGGACGCTACGGTTTGGGCGCTCGACGAGCACTTCGGCAGCGAGATCCCGAACCACAAGTGGGATGAGCTCGCTCAAGAATGGAAGTTCGCCACGTTCTGGCCGGACCCCTCGCGCCCCGATAGGATCGACACCCTGCGCAACCTCGGGTTGTCGATCGGCCACGCGGAAACGCCCGTGAATGCGCTCTACGCTGGCATCGCTCGAGTAGCCGACATGGTTTTCAGACGCAAGAGAAATGATGGTGGCCCCGACTACGCCAAGTTCTATTGCTCGCGCAAGTGCACGAATCTAATCCGGGAAATGGGGCTCTACCGGCGCAAGAAAAACACCGATGGCACGTTCGCCGAACTTCCCGAGGACAAGAACAATCACTGCCTGGTCGCCGGCACGCTGATAACCACTGAGCGCGGCGAGGCGCCAATTGAGTCAGTGACGTCAGCTGATCGCGTTCTGACGAGAAACGGGTGGCAACAGGTAAGATGGGCTGGGCAAAGTGGTGAGACACGACATACGGTCAAAGTGACTGTCGAGAATCGCATTTTGGAAGGGACCCCCTCTCATAAGATTTGGACGGAAAATCGCGGGTGGGTGCCACTTGACGAACTGCGATACGTGGACACACTGCTCGCATGTCCAAGCATGGGCCCTGCGAGTCACTTGTCTACAATGGTGAACGATTCCGCCGATATCCAGAGTCAAAAAACAGAGAGTTGCGAGTCTACTTCGCGTCACAACGCGGAAGGACATTGCATAGGGCAATCTGGGAAGACGCAAACGGTCCAATCCCAGATGGATGGCACATTCATCACAAGGATCACAACCCGCTCAACAACAATCTCTCTAATCTCGAACCCAAATCGCCTATCAACCATCACGCTGAACACTGGACCAAAGAGCGAGCAGAATTCGCCAGAAGAAACATCAAACGAATCAGTCCGCTCGCCAAGGCCTGGCATCGAAGTGCAGCCGGACGCGCATGGCATACAGAGCATGGGCGCGACGCGTGGACTAAGCGAACTCCCATCAAAAGGGACTGCGTTCAGTGTGGGCGTGCATTCGAAGACATCGCGCGTCGCGACACAGACAGGTTTTGCAGCAACAACTGCAAGTCAATGTGGAGACGCAAGAGTGGAGTCGACGACGAAGACCGGATCTGTCCCATCTGCGGAAAGACATTCAGGATCAATCGGTATAGTCGAACCAAGACCTGTTCGAGCGTGTGCGGTGGAGTACATCACAGCAGAACAATTTGTTCCCGTGTTCGACATTGAAGTAGAAACTATTCACGAATTTTTCGCCAATGGGGTTTTGGTTCAGAATTCCACAGATGCCCTTCGCTACGCCCTCTTCGGCCGCTTCGGGCGCCCGCCGAACTACAGGACGACGCTGACAGGATGAGGTGGCAGGCTTTTCTCAATGGCCTAATGCGCGTCCTCGACATCAGATCCACTCCTCAGGTCAGAGAGATTCTCAACCGCGACCCCAACGTGGTAGACTCCCTCGCCATCCAGAGTGATTGGCAGCACGTAGTACCCTCACAGCCGTCGCCGGGCGTTGTTCGGGCGAGGAGGAAGTCATGACGAATTCACGAGACACGAATGGGCCGCTCGACGCAAATGCATCCGAGGACATGGCCCAGGCGAACCTGGCATGGGGCGACGCACTCGCATCGGCCCACGCCCTATGGCTCAAATGGCGGAATAGGGCGCTCATGGCAGAAGCGCAATGCAAGATACTCGCGCCCTGGCGAGATCGCTCACTCTCAGCGGAGGCCCGCTGTCAGGCCCTCGAGGCGGCCATCAGCGCCGCCGGTCTCGAGACCGTAGAGTGGGAGAATCACACAATGGGTCTCGTCAACAGGGGCGAGAGCAAGGACTGGGCGAACTTCCGTAGCGCACTCAACGACCTCACCACGAGACACCTGAATACCTTCCGGGTCGAGATGGATCATCTTGTCGACGCCTACTCGAAGCATGCGGCCCGGAAACAGGATGAGACGGAAGTCGAGAAGCTCCATGGATACGTCAAAGCGGCAATCGCAGCCAAGAGGGGGACGCCATGAGCGAGATCTATACTGAGGCAAGTCGACGCATCGCTACTGGGTCATCGATTTCGACGACTCCCATCAATGCGACGCTTGCAGCAAGACGCGCGGTGCTCGCCAAACGCCTACAGCAACTGAAAGCCGACCAGGACCACTGGAATCGGATGCACCCCGACGAGGAGCCCATATCTCTCGACTTCGACCTCACGGCCGACGTAGAGGCGGCGCTCGCAGCCAAGAGGGGGACGCCATGAGTGATAGCAAACTAGTGAAGTTCGAGTTCCACGGCGATGAGCTTTGGGCAACCTGGCGGAACGGGATTCTCTGGATCCCCGTGAAGCGCGTCTGCGAGTGCCTCGGCATCGACGAGAGCAGCCAAAGGCAGCGTCTTTTGCGGTCCAAATGGGCAGTTACGGCCATGGTAACCGTGACTGGACTAGATGGAAAGTCGTACTCGATGTTCTGCATCCACATCGACTCCCTGCCGATGTGGCTCACCACGATTCAAGCTTCGCTCGTCAAGGGGAAGCGTGTTCGAGAGAAGCTGGAACTCTATCAATGCCAGGCGGCCAAGGCACTACGCGACCATTTCATCGGTTCGCAGCAGACCATCAATCCGCAGATGCTTCGAAGCATCATCTCGGAGGAGTTGCTCCCGTACAAGCAGGAGAACGCCGATCTCAAGGCCATCGTTTATGACTCGCGCTCCGAAAACATGGAATTGAAGACGACCGTTCAAGAGTTGAGGACGATCGTCCAAGAGATTCGCGACGGGCAAAATGCAACGATTACCCCGACAGAACTCAAGCTACTTAGCGAAAAACTGGCCGACATCGCGAGACTGCGGAAGGAGCATGGGAAAGAGGGAGCTCTCTACATCACAGTCATGACTCAGATGTTTCGCTGGGGCGTGCTCAAACAATGCAAGTTGGCCAATATCCCATCTACTGCAGTCCCATATGCCTTCAATTGGCTCGACGGGCAACTCGACGAGTTCAAGCGCGAAGAGCGTGACAAGGCCAAACGTGAACGGGCCGAGAAGAAAGCAAAGGTCGCTCAAGAGGAGGCCAAGGCGGCCAAAGAGAAAGAGTGTCAACAGAAGCTCGACTTCACCGCTTCGGCAGAGGCCGCTGCGAAGCGGAGCAACTAGTAGTGCCCGAGTCGCAGGCCGTGCGTGACCCGGAGTCACTGCTCTGGGTCACCCCCGGCACCACCGACGGATACGAATCCGGCATCGCGCTGCACGGTGGGTACGAGCGCGATCTCCCCTGGCTCCGCGCCGAATACGAGAAGATTCTCGCGCGAGGCATGAGCGAAGAGAAGAGCGGCTCTCAAGTGCCCTGTGTAATAAGCAATGATGACATCAGGATGTTGATATACAAATGGCAGGCAGAGTTGTGTGAGATGTGGCTCAAGAGAGCCATTGAGCGGCTTGAGCGCGCAGGCATTTCGGCCAACAAACCATAAAGCATGGACTACTCCCGCCTCGAAGGCATCGAGAAAGCTCTCCTCGCCTTCGAGGCGAATGTCAGCCCGCGGTATCGCTATTTGGATTGCCTGGAGCGATGGGTAGAGGGCCGGCAGTACGAGGGGCTGACCGATTGGTTCGACACACGCAAGCCGCTTTTCGAGCGGGCGCCATGCATCGTCTATTTGCTGACCCGAGGAAGTATCGAGTCGAAACGCGACCTCGTGGTGGGCGAGGGACACTTCCCGGAAATCACTGCGTCGCCCGATGAGGACGACGAGGACTTCGACGAGGAAACGGGGCTCGGCCCCGAGGACTCGGAGACGCTCGACAGGTTCGTGCAGCGGGCGATGACGAAGGCCGCATTCGCCCCGGCCATCCGCGAATCACTCGAGCACGGGCAGGGCGTAGGCTCCGCTGTGCTGCTCTTCGGAGCGCGGAAGGGGCGGCCCTTCATCGAGACGACGAAAGCGAAGTGGAGCGAGCCCACGCTCGACAACGAGGGCAATTGCACGAGACTCGAGATTCGATATCCGTACCTCGATCCCTACAAGGACAAGGCCGGCAAATGGAAGGTCCGCGCCAAAATCTACCGGCGCGTTATCGACGAAACGACCGATACTACCTACCGCCCAGCGGACGCCGATGAGCAGGGCCGCGAGCCGGCCTGGTCAGCCAACCCCGAGCTGACCTATTCACATGGCCTCGGCTTCTGCCCCGTCATCTGGTACCCATTCGCGAAAGGGTGCTCGACCGCAAATCAGATAGACGGCAAGGCGGTGCACGATGGGCTGCTAGACGAGATTCGCGCACTTGACCAGGCGCTCTCACAGCGACATCGCGCGGTGCTATTTACTGCCGATCCGCAGTGGACTGAATGCGGCGTAGTCCCCGGGTCGAATCCATCATCAGTGGGAAACCGAGCGGTGATGCCTGCCACCCAACATGGTGGCCCAGAAGGCCCCGACAACAAGGGGACCGGGATGTACATCGAGCCGGGCAACATCGGCCCCGCTCGAAAGAAAGGCCCCGGCGAAGTCTGGCAGTATCCCGACAAGGACACGAAGGTCCAAATGCATTGCCTTCCCGGCGATGCGGTCAAAGCGACGATGGAACACTCGTCGGACCTGCGTTTGAAACTTTGCGAATTGCTTGCCTATGTCCCACTCGATCCCGAAAGCATCAAAGGCATCCGCACACTCTCGGGCAAGGCACTTACCGCCTTGCGCAAACGAGAGATCAATCGCTGCAATGGTATTCGAGACGACCTTGGGCAGCACTGCATCATCCCTGCCATTCGAATGCTGCTACGACTCTGTGTGGTGCTGGGCTCTCGCGGTAAGGGGGCGATTCGCGTCCCCGGAATACAGAAAACTCTCCCAATCCTCCAACGCTTCCTCGAAGAAGACCCCGATCTGAGGCTCATTTGGGGTTCGTACGAAGATGAAGACCCCGAAGAGGAAAAGGCCACGGTCGATACGGTCAATGTGGCGCTTACTGGGAAGTTTATCACCAAGCGCATGGCCGTGCAGAAGGTGAAAAACATCTTCGGAATCGAGAACGTAGACCAGGCAGTCGATATGCTCGAAGAGGAAGCTCAGCAAGCGCAGGAAAAAGAGCTCGATCTGATGGGATCCATGCACAAGCTCGCAAACGACGATGGGACTACAGGAAACCAAGGCAGCTCTGGCAGCAATGCTCTTGGCGGAAAGCCGCCTAAGAAAGCGTTTGGGGGCGGCAACAAATCTATGGCAACGAGTCCCCCAAAGTAGTCTCACACAGACCATCTCGAACTCCACAGCGATTGGGGCACTCGATTCATGGCATCGCGGGGTGTTGTCGGGGCATCGCGATCTCAACTGGATTGCAGAGCAATTCGATGAGGAGATCGAGGCAGTCGAGCCGCAAGAGCCGACATCACAGATCTCACGCCGGGCATCGTCAATCGGCCTGAACTACGAGCGCGCTGTTGCTCGATCAGCGGATGATGCAGAACGTGCAAATGCGAAGAATCCGATAGCCAGCGCGATAAGAGAAAACGCATACCGTCTTGACCGCATCGCAGCTACCGAAAACTCGATTGCATTCTCATCTGGTCGCCGAGAGTTCATCACTGCATCGGTCATCAATTCAGTTATCAAGCGCTCACGTGTTGTGCAGGTGTGGTTCGCGCTTCTCGACGCTTGTCGAATTTGTCAGGGGTTGAATGGCGAAAGAGTTCAACTGGGCGGCTCGTGGAACGGGCAGCTGCCCGGGTACGTACACGCAAGATGTCGATGTATTGATTCGTATGAGGTAACCGAAGAGTAGCCGTCGCCGGGCGTTGTTCGGGCGAGAAAAGAGAATGTGTCATGGCTGATGAAGTCACTCCCGTTATTGCTCCCACTCCCGTCGCTTCTCCCCCTCCCGCCCCTACGGCTGCTCCCGCTCCTGTTGCCACTGCTGAACCTACGCCCGCTGCCCACATGCCAGTCCCCGGAGAGCCGGGCTGGCTGAAGTCCAGACTCGATCAAGCTCGACAGACCGAGCGCAATGCCATCCTGGCCGAGCTCGGACTCACCGACATGGCCGCGGCCAAGACGGCCGTAGATACTGCATCAGCAGCGGCAAACTATACAGCGAGGCTCGCTCAGTTGGAAGCTGTAGCGAAAGTGCAGGCTGGCAACATGCTGATGGGTCTTACGGAACAGCAACAAGCCGCGGTGAAGGCTCTTGCCGGCGATGACCCCGCCAAACAGATGCAGACGATCATGGCTCTGCAACCAACCTGGGGACCTCCGCCGCCCCTCACGATCAAGAGCGAAGACCTGGCAACGAAGATGGCCACGGCAGGGACGATTGCTGCATCTAGTCCTCCGGCGCCCGTTCAGATAGTCCCCGGCGCGACCACCGCACCACCTCCAATTGCTCCCGCCGGCGCTTCCGCCGCCCCGCCCGACCATCGAGCCATCTACGAAGTAATGTCGGAAACCAACCCGTTTGCAGCCGCCGAGTACGGCGCGCTGCATCCCGAAATCTACACCCCGAGGACCTAACCTATGGCCACCGAGCGTTACTCGCCAGACTCCACTCAGCCGGCCGACGACGTGATTGAGTACTCGTCGTTCATCGGCGGGATCGACTTCGTGGCAACGCTCGGACAACCTGTGCGTCTCATCCAAGTCATCACCGCAGGGTCGGGCAGCCTCGTCGTCGAGACACGTCGTAGTGCTGCCACCAACGGTGGTGCTGTGAACCGAACACTCACAGGATTGATTGCAGGCGACCGCATCGGCCCCGTGCAAATCAACAAGATCATCGAGAGCGGCACGAACGTAACGAAGGTGCGAGTCTACCTGTAATGCACCTCGGGTTCGACTACGCGATCGACGAGATGGGTGGCATGAGCTCTGGATTGCTACCAATCGGTAGTTCCGATGCGTCCGCATCGGTGGGTCCATTTGCCACTGCAAGCGACTATTGGGCATCGGAGACTTTGGCCGGCGGAGACATGACTGCGGGCAATTCGATCGTTGCTCTGATCGAGTTGCTTCCGACGGCGTGCGGCGCAATAGTCGCAATTTTGGCACATGCGAGTGCAACTACTGGATGGGAGCTTACTGCGCTGGTTACTACTGGTGTCGCAGCGATGTCATTCAAGGCCGTTGGTGGCTCTACGTATCAACTTGGGGCCATATCTCCTGGCCTGCACGCGATCGCTATTACGGCCACTGCTGCGGGACCGATTCGTTCATCAATGGACGGATTCACGGTCTATCAGGCCAATGCAACCAATCCCATCTCATCCAACAGCTCAAGCGCAGTCATCAGCTTAGGGAATTGCGTGCAAGTTGCGTCGCAACCATGCAAGACAATCTGTGTGCTCGAGTACGCACACATTGCGGCTGAGATGTCTGATGCAGAACTCGTGGCGGCCTCGCTTTCAACCATCGCGACGAACAGATACATATTGCCAGACTCGGTGCGCTCTCACGCCTCTCTGACTACTGGATTATCTATTAGTAGAGATTGGAACGGCGTGACCTCTACCATAACGCCAGGCGGTGGCATCGATAGACCTGTCTTCACGATACATGGGTCGACACCATTCAACACCATCCCAGAAGAAACAGTTTACGAGATTCCACAGGCGTACTGGGGAGACAACGCACTCTGGCAAGCACAGACAAATTACGTGCTTCGGAATCAGTTTGCTAGGGCCAAATGCGCAGTCGCATCAGGTGCAACGAATACATCTCTGGCGTCGTCTACAACATTCGCCTCAGGATTTTCGTCGCCAGTCACAGACGTGTGTTGGGACGGGAACAACTTCTACGCTGTGGACTACACGTCGAATGACGTAAAGGCGATCACGCCGGCGGGAGTGGTAACCACTTTCGCCACAGGGCTATCGCATCCGTATGGCATCTGCTGGGCTGGCAATAACTTCTACGCCACATCTGGGAACACTATCGTTCAGATTACTCCAGGAGGAGTTGTCACTACGTTTGCAAGTGGGTTCGCTACGCCAATTGGGATCTGCTGGGATGGCAGCAACTTTTACGTCTCGAACTACAGCGGGAATAACATCAAGAAGATCACGCCGGCTGCAGAGGTTACTACATTCGCCTCTGTCACCACTGCGCGATGGGTCATCTGGGATGGTAGCAATTTCTACGCTATCAGCGGCACAACTACCATCGTCAAAATAACCCCAGCAGGAGTAGTTTCTACCGTCACGGCCGGTTTGATCGGCGCAGACGCGATGTGCTGGGATGGCACCAACTTCTACGTGACTAGTAATAGCAATGGAATTGTCTATAGAGTCTCTCCTGCCGGAGTAGTGACGATAGCGCTATATGGTTTGGGCCAACCGTACGGGATTAGTTTTCTGAATGGTTCGATGTATGCTTGTGATGGTGCGCAGATCATCAGAATCAAGTTACTCTCGCATCGAATAGCAGTCGACCTGTATTGCAATTATCTAGCAGAAGAGCGAATAGGAGTCTTCGGCAATGATGTGTACGAGTGCTCCATAGGCAGATCTAGCGCATCCAGCACTGCCTTGTTGCAGACTGCTGACTATTACATGCCGGCGACCAACTCAACCATTGATGTAGTAGATGGCACTCAGACCCGCAACGCGCCGCCAACGATCTGGGGAACTTTTGTGCGCGCAGTGCGATGTTCGGCTGGAGTGCTGACATGTACTAGACCGATGGCTCCTATGCATCGAGTAGTCATCTATCAAGATTCGATCTCGTGGGGATATGTGACCGTAACCCCATTCGTCCAATCGTGGGGAATGCTTCTGCGCTCGCATGGGCTCGGGGCTGGATGGGACATTACTGAAGAGGCATACGGTACTCGAGCATTAACGGATGACGTTACATCCAATAGTCACGATGTGGATGCGACGAAGTTGGCCGCATTGGTCGGACGACTTGCCAGCGCGTGCGATGGCATATCGTCGAATGTGCTGATCGTGGCGATGGGCACCAATGATTGCGGCCATTCACTTCCATCGGGATACGCAACCAGAGCAATCGGTTTTGGCATTCTGTATGCAGCATTTCTGGATGCATTCCATGCTTTACGCCCAGATGTGCAGATCGTGTGCATCACGCCGCTCACACGCGCGGTGATCGAAGCTGATTTAGTCCCGTACAGATCAGAAATTGTGACTGATGTGACTGATCGGTCTGCATGGGGCAATGTCACTACCATGGATGGTCCTTCCATGGTTACTTATCCTGCCAATTTCACAGACGGCACTCATCCTAACGATGCAGGACATGTCCAGTTCGAGGCTGCGGTTCGTGCAGTGCTTGGATACTGAGGATTAATCATGTCGGCAACATATGACGTATGGGGACCTGTCGAAAGTGGTCTCTTTGAGGCATACTATGAGGCGGGGCAGGGATATACCATGTCAGGGGGAGGAGTCCAATATTGGGATGATCTAACTGGACATGGTCACACTTTTGGATTCCAGATATTGCCGACCCCGATAGCGTCAGACGCTGCATATGATGGCCGGCCGACACTTGACATGTCCCCTAACTGTTACGGGTTTTCTACTGGGTGGGCTGGCTTTTCAAACCCAGTGACCATATTTGTTGCCGGAGAATGCCATGGCTCTTCAGGCGGATTCATATCATTGGCTAGTTACGCTGACGGGTTATTGTATGCATTATCATCCAGCACAGTGTCGCTGTATACGTCAGGTTTGCAGATAACAGATACCGGATTGGACGCGAACCCAACATGCCTAATAGGTGTCCTGAATGGCGCGAGTAGCAGACTGTACGTTAAAACACGAACAGCAGTGACAGGTACAACTAAAGCCATTACGTCATCGAATGGCATATGGCTTGGGAAGTGGGGCACAAGCCCATTGAATGGGAAAATAGCCTGTGCCGGGATTGCTCTGTCGCAATCTACGACGATGGACAATCTGATCATAAGGTGGATGGCCCATAGATATAAATTGATTTTGAGGGCATGATGAGCGAAGGACGCATGTATCAGATGACCCCGATGGGCATCAGGGAGGGCAATGGTCTCATCAAGCTCGACGTACCTGTCGAGAAGATGATCGATGTACGCCCCACGACAGTCTTCCAGCGCACCCCTGTGCAGCCTCCCGAGGAGGACGCCCCGGCGCAGGACATCAAGCCCTCAAAGTCCATCCCCACCAAGCTTCGTCCGGGCGACATCCTGAAGATGGCGCAAGCGCGTGTGCGCGAGATTCGCGTCGAATTGCGCGAGCATAAGCGCCTAGAGAAAGAGCTCGCAGAGCTCGAAAGACTCATCGCAGCCGCCAAGGCAACTCCTCTGGCAGCCGTCCGTCCAATCAATCCAGCCCGCCGAACCGGCGGAGGAGAAAAGCCATGACTGCATACAGCGGCCTCGTCCGAGGCGTGAATCTCATCGCCGGCTCTCGTGGAGTTGGCAGCAACCACGCCTACGAACTCGCCATTGGCATCACGCATGCGAGCGTTCCGGGCGACACCATCACAATCACCGGTGTGCCGGCGCGTATCCAAGAGAGCCGCAAGAGCGGGCGTACCTTCAACTATCTCTACGCCGTACCATTGAATCCTTGCGTCGATGCAAGCGGGAACAAAATCGGGTTCGGCGGGACAGCAATCGCCAATTCTAGCGGGACATTGACTCTCTACCTGGTAACCGATCAGGGAACCACAGCTGCCACCGCTACGGCGATGGAAGGTCTCTCGATTGCCGTGTTCGGCTACGACACCTGAGAGCCATGCCTTTCAAGTCGAAAGCGCAAAAGGGCTATCTGTACGTGCATCATCCGACGGTAGCCAAAAAGTTCCAGGCAGACACATCGAAGAAGCAGGAAGCCAAACTGCCTGAGCACGTGAAGAAGAGCCCGAAGAAAAAGTAGGGTTGCCTTCGTTCCGGTAACGATCTGGATCGTTACTGTTTCGCCGTCGCCGGGCGTCATACGGGCGAGAAAGAAGCAATGATGGCACATAACCATGCAACGCCTTCGGGCTTGTCAGTGTCGAGTGGTGGTCGTTTTCACACCGTCGATGACCTGCCGAATCACGCAAAGGAAGTAGTTCAGCAACAGTTACTTGCTCGACCTGAACTCGTCGCAGAGGGAATGCGAACGGTGCGAGCGATGCGCCTTGCCTCGTCGCTCAGGGAGGTGCTTGCGAAGCAGCTACATGCTCTGGTGGGTGGCGATAAGGTGAAGACGGCCTTCGCTGCTCTCGAGAGCCTTGTGGATCACGAGGACATGCTTGTTGTGCAGAAGGCAGAGCAGGAGAAGCGGGATGTGGCCCGGGCCAAATTCCTCGAGGATCAACAGAAGATAGAACAGGGGATGCAGAAAGCAGGTGGCCGGCGATGACCACCATCTGTCTGTCGATGATCGTGCGCAACGAGGCGAAGGTCATCAAACGATGCCTCGCCTCGGTCAAGCGCCACATTGACAGCTACGCTATCGTCGACACGGGCTCGACCGATGGGACGCAGGACATCATTCGCGCTGAACTCTCCGGAATTCCCGGATACATCATCGACCGTCCGTGGGAGGATTTCGCAACAAATCGGAATCAGGCTCTTCAGCTAGCGATGACCATCGGCGCTGACTTCGCGATGGTCATCGACGCCGACGAGGAGTTGCGATGGCCCGAAAAGGCCGACATGCGCTCGGTCCTCACGAAGCCTATCTACGGCATCAGCCTCCGGCTGACGGGGAGTAGCCAGACGTGGACACGGACGTTGTTGCTCCGCCTGAACCTCCCCTGGCGCTGGATTGGGAGAGTTCACGAATCCCTCGAGACGCCGGGTGTCGAGCTGGGTCCTCAGGACAAGGTGCTCTTCGGCAACGTCTACATCGCCAGCCATGGAGACGGAGCCCGAAACTCGGGGAAAGACCGACGTGCAAAATATGCGCGCGACCTCAAGGTCCTGAAAAAAATGCTCCGAGAGGACAAGGATAATAAGGCCCGCACCCAGTATTATCTGGGACAGACATACATGGGCCTGTTCGACTGGGATCGAGCCATTGATGCTTACGAAAAGCGCATCGCGATGGGCGGATGGTTCGAGGAGGTCTACTCGAGCATGACCCAAATCGCGCTCATCATGGGCCTGCGGGGCGACCACTGGCACGATATCGCGCGCGCGTACGAGCGGGCATACGAGTACCGCCCAGAGCGTGCCGAGGCGCTATTCGAGCTCTGTGTGCTGCACAGGGACCAGGGCAATCACGCCCTGGCTGAGATGTATTCCCGGGCCGCCTGCCGCATTCCCCGACCGTCGGATGTCCTTCTCGTGGACGAGGATGTCTATGCCTGGCGGGCTGCAGACGAACTTGCCGGTGCTCTGGCTCGAATGGGCCGCAAGGAGGAGGCGCAAGGAATCCTCCAGCGCCTCATCGACTTGAAGGGCCTCCCCGAAGAAGAGCGAGCTCGAGCCAGAGAGAATCTGGCGATGCTCGATGAGCCCCCCGAAGGCTCATCATCCCAAGCAGCTGCTTGAGCAACAATCCTTCGAAACAGATGCCTCCAAGACTGCGCACTTGCAGTCGACGCATCGGAGCGCAGGGCAATTGTCCTGCAAAACGCGCTGTCGGCACACCATAGGAAGTGAGTGTCGCAGCTGGGCCGTTCTGTGATTTTGAGCGGTCTGGCAATCGCAGACCGCTACTTTGTAGGTCTGCATAATGTATGTACTTAACCCCTTAGGTCCCGATGAGCAAACATATTTGCGCTACGGGAGGACGATACGACAGCTCGGGATTCGCAAAGGACTCCGTGTACTGTCTGATAGGTATGGCCGAGAACCGACGCCCAGCCCGCTAAGATGGCTCTGGTCACTGCTTGTTGCGGTCATGTTGCCGTGGCAAAGAGCTGTGCAATTCTGCGCACTTGCACTTGTCGGACCGGTCACATTCATTGCAGTAGAGCCTCTTCTCGGAGAGCGCGCCTATCTGGTTGCGATTCTGGCAGCGACTTCGCCCATTGTGTGGACGGTCGGTCGAAGGGTCCTCCAAGACGTTCCGGTAGCGATCATCGTTCTGCTCTGCCTCGGGTGTGCCGCGAGACACGATGCGTTCTCGCTGAGCATCACTCTATTCTGTCTCCTGGCCTGCCGGGAAGCGGCCGTACTCATGGTGCCTGCCATTGTCACGGTCTGGCTGCTCACCGGCGGGCCGGTAGGCCCTCTGCTCTGGTCGATTGGAGCGTCAGGGACTGCCAGCCTCATTGCCTTGATAGTTCTCTTTGGAAAGCGCCTGCCGGGCCTCCTTAAACGATTCGCGACGGGAACCGATTGCGAGTACGCGCGCACCCACAAGGGGACCTATCACAGACTCCTTGTCGATCTCATGATGGTGTCGCCGCTCACGTGCATTCTGGCATGCGCTGGCTGGCACATCTCGCTTCCTATCACATGCGCCGCCATCACCATCATTGGCATTCACGCGGTGCTTCCAATACGCAATTTACGATTCATCATTGCAGCCGATCTCCTACTCCGAGGTGTCGCTGCACTCGCAATCCCAATGTGGTGTCTCCCTATTCTCATTGGGGTGGACATCTGTATTGCCTACAAGATTAGAAACGTCTACGACCCCGTGACGTTCTCGCTGGCATCCGCTTTCGGTATGCCTAAGCAGATAGAAATGAAATAGGTTACGCGCCGGGGCCTCGAGTCCGTTAACGGCGAAAGGATAAAGCTATGCCTGGATATTCACGGGCAACGATGCCCAGCGAGTTCTACGACATCACGAAGGACATGCTGCTCAGGCAGCCCGAGCCGCAGTACGTGTTTTGGCTTATGTTCCGTGATGCAATGCGCGTGCAACTCACGCCTCCATCGAGCATTGGATTGCAGCTGCCCGGTCGTACGGTGGCAGGCGTCGGAGCGGACTATGTCACTCCAGAGCGAGACCGGCTCATGCTATCCGACCCGCTCACCACTGAGCTCATCGCCGCTAAGGTCGACTTCGCCGCTCTTCCTGGGCAGACGGTCCGCATCAATCGGCCGCTGTTCACGAACACAATCTATACCGAGGCGAGTCGCCGAATCGCTACTGGGTCGTCGATTTCGACAACTCCCATCACGATTAGCGGGCAGCAAACCGACCTCACCCTCTTCCGCTATGCTGGTCCCTACGACACCGTGAACAGCTGCGTGGCGCCCTACGCTATCGAGGCATTCGATGCGAATATGGGCGTACACAATGCCGCCCGCATCGTGGGCACTCACCTCGCTCGAGACTTCCATCGCTTCGTTGACGCTGTGCATGTGGCGCTTCTCGATCTCAGTGCCACTACGGTCTACCCGGCCGGTATGACGGCGGACAATGATGCGACGACAGCCGGAGCGTTCCCATTCACGTACGCGCTTGTGTCGGACGTGGAACAGCAGATGGATACGGCGAATCTGCCGAGGTTCTCCGACGGTCATCGCATCATGGTTTGCACTCCAGTCCAGAAGCAACAACTTCGGAATGATGTACAATACCAGCGCGCCAGCCAGTACTTCCGAGAGATGAACATCTTGTTCGGCCAGACCTACTTCGGGTCGGTCAACAACTTTCATCTCTTCGTGAACAACACCAACACCATCACGCCCAACGGATCGAGCGTCAACATCCACCACGGTTACGCCATGTGTCCAGGCGTTTTCCTCGGCGGCATGGGCCGACCTCCTGTCGTCATCCCGGCCAGCGATGACAACTACGGCGAGACCGTGAAGGTCATCTGGAAGGGTGACCTCTCATTCGGTCTGTCGGATGACCGATTCGTGTATGGCGTGCACTCATCTGCCTAGTCGCTAGGCGTTCAGTCATAGACAAGAACGTAAGCGAAAGGGAAAGACCATGGGATATCGAAGATACAACGTGAGTTCGACTTCGGGGAGCTTCTCCGGAGCAACCACGACGGCGGGCTACGGACCGGCTCTTTTCATCGGTGAGAACACGAGGCAGGTGCAAGATCTGTCGGCGTACGTGTCTCTCACTGGGACCATCACTGGCGCCACGATGGGCCTCAAATGGCAGGGCAGCAATGATGCGGCTACATGGGTCGACGTCGCGAATGGCCCCGCGAACACAGCAGCCACCGTGCTCATCACTGGCACAGGGACTGCGGCAAACGTCGCCAAATCCGTGGAAGCACCAGTTGGAGTCTACGGCTACAAGTACGCCCGGTCCGGCGTCGTTTGGACCTCCGCCACAGCAGGTGGAGCGACGGACGTCTACGCGATGGGCTACATCTATCGCCAGCGCGATCCTGGCGAAGTGCTGTTCTAGGAGCTGGTGATGGCGCTCCTCGAAAGCGAATTGGAACTGATTCGCTGGGAATTGGGTTGGAATGCTCTCAGCGTAGGAGCCATCCCTTACATCGGTATCGCAGCGATTTTCGAGAAGGTCGTCCAGCCATATCTGCTCTCTGGACTCATCACATACAGCTCCACGCAGGTGGTTGCGGCCGATACCCCAACGGTCGTGGCCCTCACGCTTGGAGCTGTTTCAGGCACGAATACGCAGGGAACGGCGGTTGCCGTGCACGTAAACGACACCCTCGTTGTGGATGTAGCCTACGCGCAGGAGACCGCCGTGGTCCAGGCAATTCGAGGCAACTCGGTCTCGGTCGAGTTGCGCTTTGCCCATTCCGGAACGTACCCCGTGACAGTGCAGGGAGGAGAGGCCATCGTGCGTTGGCTTCTCCGTCGGTGCTGGCTCATCCGAGAACGCATCGCGAACAGTGAATCACGAGCCGGCATCAAGAAGGTCGATGAGATCGAGTTCTTCCAGGGCAAGGCTGGCGGTGGAACCACTTTCGAAGAACTCACCACGCGCCAGAAGTATTGGCGTTCCGAGTTGAAACGTATTCTGTTCGGCACAGGCGACCCGACGATCTCATCCATCTCAGGTGGTGGCTCGGGCATCTCGGTCTACTGAACATGGCCGCCCCTCCGTCCCCCACGTTCCGGGAAGACATCCTCCCGGATATCGACGACATCCGGGGCATCCCGAACGAGCTTGGTATACGCCTGTATACCGTCTCGCTTCGCACCACGATCTGGACGGGAGATGCGACGCTCATCGGGATTGGACGAGGAACGAAGACCACCACCGAGACCCCCATCGTCCTCGCCAACGGCGCGCCCCCGAAGGTCCGTCGCGTCGGCTACAAGGAGACCATCGCGGCCGGCGGGAAGTACCAAGAGGGCGACTTCCGCATTGGGCCCTTCACGCCTCCGTATCAGTATGGCGGGGTGCCGTTTTCCCGCATGGCACCCATCCCCACGGACGCCCGGAAGCATTATCACTTCATTCTGAAGGGTCCGGACCTCCCCGCTTCTGGGATGCTTTGCGAGCCCGTGCAGGAGGAGGCCGACCGCAACTTCTCCCGTTATTTGGTCGTAAGACCGGAAGGAGTGGCGGCATGACTTCCCTTTTCTTGACCTCATCATGAGGTGCCAAAAAGGGAAGCCATGATCGTCGCTGTCGTCAAGACCGCCGAAACCCGCCATGCAGCGGCCAGCATCTGTCGAGACCTCCTTGCCGGAGTCCCACATGTGCTCGACGGAGTGGTCACGGAGGTTGCAGAGCACGCCCAGCAACACCCCGAATTCTACACGCCCCGCCACGGCATGGCAGGCCTCCAAGGAGCGACGAAGCATCGATTGATCGAGGCCAGCAGCGTCCGGGCAACCGCACGCGTGGAGAACGCCCGTCCCTATGCCGCGGCCGTCCACATGGGCGCCAAGCCGCATCCAATTGTGGCGAAGAACGCTCCCTTTCTCGTCTTCTTTTGGCCGAAAGTCGGCCATGTCGTTCACTTTCGTCGAGTCAATCACCCCGGAAACAAGCCGATGCCATTCCTACAGACTCCTGTGCGATACGGTGAGCAGAGGCTGGTCATCGCTCTCTACGACCTTCTCGGCAACGCGGTCCGCCGGTATTCGCGGTAATGCTGGGGTACGGCTCATTTCAGTATGGCGGAGTCGTCTATCCGATTCCGGCCGTCGCAGCGGACACCAACCTCCTCGAGATATGCGATCCGGGACTCGGTGCGCTTCTGCAGTTCTTTCGGTCGCTTCTCGATGCATACGTTGGCCCAGTTCTTCTTAGCGCCGCGGCGAACGATCCAGAGATTACGGTCACTATCGGAAACATCCTTCCGCTCGACCCGCTTCGGATTGGCTCGCATACCACTTTCAAGTTCCCGATTCTCTGTGGATGGCGACTGAGCGCCGACTACGACAACCGCACGATTCCCTGGCGCCAAAGCACATCCAAGATTCGCGTCGCCTACGTCCTTCCTCCGCTCGACGCTGACCGTCTTCTCGCTCTCGATCCGATTCTGACCTCAGTCGAGCGAGTCATTGACCGGTCACTTTTCCAGGCATTCGACCCGAACTTCCTCGCTGGTCAGACGGTATTCACCGTTAATGGCATATGCAACGCGAAGCTCATCTCGACGACGCGAGGGCAGTACCAACTCGCCCAAGAGATCGACTTCGGTGCTGTCATTCTCGACCTTGAAGTCGAAGAGCGACAGATGCCTCACGTCTCGGGTGGACCGTTTACAGACTCTCGTCTTCAGATTGATAACGCTTCCGATACCACTATCGACCCTGTGTTCCAGGTGGCTATCGGAGGCGAGATAGACGAGCGCGTGACCGGCACAGCAGCCGGTGTATTGCCAACACTATCCGGTTTCTAGGAGAGGCCACATGGTTGCATTTGCTGATCTGCTCGTCCGAGCGGTGCCGGGGATCTGCGTCTGCAGGACGCCGATCTCATCGATGAAAATTGCATACATCGGGCGTCGCTACGACCCACACGGGGACTCGACCAAACTTGAATCTGAATTCCCTATCCTGCCAGAGGGTGAACGGGTGAAGTCTTCACAATTTATCCGTAAGGCTATTGCCGACGGCGAGCTTGTCGAGCTCGGGAAAGTAGGCTGACAATGCCCGGTACTATCAATCTGACAGGTCTGCCGTCGAGCTATGCAGTCCCGCTGACGGCAATTGAAATACGCTTTGGGATGGGCCCGAGTGCAGGTGGCGCTGGCGTCTATTCCGCACTTCTGATCGGAAACAAGACGAGTTCCGGGAGTGCCGCTGCAGCCACCGTATACCCCAACAGCACGACAGCGATGTCGACGGAGAACGACGTCATCACGCTCTTCGGGCCGGGCTCGGAAGCTCATCGCATGTACAAGCGGTTCGTAGCCAGCAATGGTGGCGCGACCACTTGTTACATCGTCGCTCCTGCAGAGGATGCAGGTGCTTCGGTGGGCACCATCACATTGACGTTCGCTACCACAGCGACGGGGCCAGGCGTTTCCCGCACCTACGTGGGCGATGAATTCGTCGACGTTGGCATCTCCACTACCGATACTCCGGCGGAGATTGCGACAGCGGTAGCTCAGGCGATCAACAACGAGAGCAACTGGGCGGTGACTGCAGAGGCACCAGGCGGAGCTCCGACAACAGTCCTCATCACCTCGAAGAACAAGGGTCCTCGAGTCAATGAGATCCGCGTCCGCAGCATCATCATCGGGACGCCGGCGACAACCGTATCGGGTGCCGCCACCTCTACTGCATTGAGCGGTGGGGCGACGGAGGATGACTGGACGAACACTCTCGCCGAGATCCTCTCTTCTCGATACTACTACATCGTATCTCCGTCGACATCCGTTGCGGGGCATACGTTTGATGATCTGCTTTCGCAGGTCCTCACGCAGGCATTGCCGGTCAATGGGACGCGCCAAGTCGTCATTGCTGGGTCAGTAGACACGCAATCGAACGCCAGCACTGTGGCCGCCAATGCGCTCGTGAACACACCACGAGCTCGCATCATATGGCAGGAGTCGAGCGAGTGGACGGCAGGTGAACTCGCAGCCCATTACGCGGGAGCCAAGGCCCTGTTCGACACAACACGGAGCCCAAAGTTCAACTTCGATGGGTTCGGCTCGACGAACACAACGCAACAATTCTGGAAGATCCCTCCTCAGAGCTTGAAGGCCAAGAGGCCGACAGCCGGCATCTCCGGAAGCATCTCAGCCGCGGTCAATAACGGTCTGACTTGCATCGCGACCCTGAAAGATGGCTCCGGAACGTACGTGGTCATGGATGTGACCACGAAGCACAAGAACGCCGGGAACTACGACTACCGCAATCGCGATGGTCACATCACAACGGTGTGTGACTTCTTTGCGGATGATTGCGAAGTCGTTCTCGATGAGATGCGTATAGGCAAAAACCTCGTCGACAATCCTCCGCAGGGCACCATCCTCACCGACCCAGACACGGTCTACCCGGCACTCGTGGGAGCTCGAGTGAAGAAGATCATCGACGACTACGGGGAGGACGGGAAGTTCAAGCACGTCGAGACCATCAAAGCCGGTACCTACTGGCAAATCTCCGCGGTCAATCAGAGCCGTTCCGAAGGCTATGTGCCCGCCCAAGTCGCCAACCTCCACCACCAAGCGGTTCTCCTCGTCGACGATGTCTCGACGCTTACCGCATAAGGAAGGACGACGAACATGGCTACGAGCACACGACTCTACGCAAACATCACGGTCTACAAAGAGGGCGCTCTCTTCACCGAAGAGAATCAGGTCAGAATCACGAGAGACTACGGAAACAAGCCGGTCTACACGGTGGCGCGCGGTTGGGCTGGCATCGTGAAGGGTGCATCGGAGATTCGAGTGAGCATCCGGAGCGCTGTGCCATCGACAGGCGTCGAATATGACCCCGGCCCGGATGGCGTATCATGCGTGAAGCGAACGTACACGTTCGTTCGTGGAGGCCAGCAGCTCACCGCGGACTTGATGGTACTCACTGACGAGACAGGTCACCAGGTCAACAACGAATCAGAAATGAACTACGATCTGATGGGCAAGATGACCCAATGGAGTCCGCTGTAACCAATGGCATTGCCCCCTACCAACATTGAGGCTGTGGACCTCTACGAGCGGCTCACGTCCATGCCTCGGCCGCATGAAATGGTCCCCTTCCCGCGCAAGGATGCGGAGGGGAACCCGATGGGTCAGATCCCCATCTGGCCTCTCAAGGAGAATGAGATTCTGCAGGCGGAAGCCGCTGCAACGGCCTACACGCGCAAGCTCCTAGAGAACACTCCACAGCCCACAGGGGGCGACGATTTCGGCTACAGAGAGGTCTACAACAACGCGATGTGCACGGAGATCCTCCAACGTGCATGCCGCAAGGTGAAGGTCAATCCCGAGACGGGTGAGTCGACACCGTTCCTGAATTTGCCCCTTTTTCTGAAGACGGCCGACCTCCGGAATGCACTCATCCACGACGAAATCGGTGTGCTCTTCAACGAGTACATGCTCGTTCAGAGACAGCTAGGGCCCATCGCGAATCAGTTATCCAAAGTCGAATGCGAGGCGTGGCTCAAGCGTCTGCAGGAGGGAGGGGAGCGCATGGGGCTCTCTTTTTTCTCCTGGGCGGCTCTGATCGACCTGGTGAGTTTTATGGTCGACCGGATCACGAGCTTACAGACGGAGCTATCCTCTGCTGGGTTGCCGCACGAAGATATCGAAAGTCCTACGAGTCCAACATCGAAGAGTGACGATAGCCCCACTCCAGTCTGAGGATAAGCCAATGGCCCGTATCGATCGTTCTGCAACATGTTCGGTCGATGCGGGCCTTTGCTGCATTTGAGATATGCCCGCACTTCCTCCCGTAACAGTTGACTTCCGAGTTGGCGGACTTCAAGGCGTAAAGCAAGCCTTCGCCAGCTTCGATCAGATGCTCGCTCAGCTCGAGCAGCGGGAGGGACAACGTGCATCTGCCGGAGCTCGCGCACGTGTAGAATCAGAAACGAAAGCCAGTGCCATCATTCGCCGAGGGCTCACCGAGGAAGAACGCACTCGGGAGAGAATGGCGAAAGAGGCCGAGCGAGCTGAAAAGCGAAAAGCCGACGAGGCTATCCACCAGGTCCAGCGTGAGACTCGTGAGAAGGAGCGGCTGCAACAGCAATACGCCCGCCAGCACGAACGCATCGTCCAAACCTCTCTGAGGTGGGAGCAGACCGCACGAGAGCGGGCTGACCGCGAAACTGAGCGGTCGATGCGCTCGGCAATGCAGCGTCGCGAGCGAATGATCCGAAGCGTTGGCGGTGTTGTAGGAGGTGGAGTCTCCGCAGGCATCGGGATGGCGGGCCGCCTGGCCGGCGTCGCTGCTGGCGTCATGGGAGGATTCTCCGTGGCTGGCGCGATGCAGGCTGGTATGCGCGAAGAGTCAATGGCCGGCGAATTGATTCGCGGGTCAGTCAATAGTTCAGGCGTCAATCGAGCGGATGTAGTGTCTGCGGCCAAAGCGCAGACGATTCGAGTTGGAGGTACGACCGAAGACAAGCTTGCTGGGCTAGGGACCTTCGTGCGCAAAACTGGTGATATGAAGGCGGCCATGGACATGTTGCAAGAGATGTCCGACTTGTCAGCAGCCACTGGTACTCACTTCGAGGACATGGGAAGCACGGCGGCCGAGGTATTCTCTCAGCTAAAAGAAGTCGGACAACAGAATCAGACTATGGGAGTGATGCGTTCTCTTGCCGGGATGGGCCGGGCCGGTGCAGTCGACATCAAGGATTTAGGACAATATGGTGGGAGATTGGCGGCCAGTGCAGCGATGTTCCAAGGAGACATATCAGGGAACATCGGCCAACTGGGCGCAGTAGCACAGCTGGCGAAAAGATTGGGTGGTGCAACAGATGCAGCCGAGGCGACAATGGCTGTGCAGCACCTTGGTGCTGATGTCGCCAGGCAACGAGCGCAGGAGCATCTCGCTAAATACGGAATCAACGTATGGGCGAACAAAGAGAAAACGATGCTCCGAGGTCCTGAGGATATCATCACAGAGTCCGTGGCAAAAACAGGCGGGAACCTGCAAGCCCTGCAGGAGATCTTCGGAGAGCGATCAATCCGTGCCGTGCGTGGAGCTCAGGTCGCCTATCGCAGAGCGGGCGGCGGATCGGCGGGAGAAGCTGCAATTCGTGCCCAGTTTCAAGAGCTACGCACGACGGCTCTGTCGAAGGAGGACGTCTCTCGAGATGTGGCGATGGCCAAGGAGGAGACAGAGCGAAAATTGCAGATCGCAACGGAGGAATACCATAAGGTCCTGCAAGACAAGCTCCTGCCCCTGCTCCCTCAACTGGTGAATCACCTCACGGCACTCGTTCCGGCTCTCTCGCGATTCCTCGGGTTTTTGGCGGAGAATCCGTTTAAGGGGATTGGACTCATCCTCACCGCGGCAATCACCGGAGAAATTGCGAAAGCCGGCCTAGGACTCGCCGTGAAGTCGGCCATCGAAGCCGCCCTTCGCGGCTTACTTCCCCCCGCTGCATCTGGAGCCGCTGGCGCTGCTCCGGCCGCTGCTGGACTGCTCGGGAAGGCCGCGGCGGCAACAGGAGCCAGCAGTGGGTTAGGCCTCCTCGCTGGTGCTGCACTGCCCGTTGCAGCCGGTGTGGCGGCAGGAGCAGGCGCAGCAGCATACTTCCAGACGACGAGCGACAAGACTCGAGCCGGCGTTGCAGAGCTCATCGCACAAGCACAGACCCCAGCCGACGCGGGTGCGGCAAAGGGAAATGTTGCACGCCTGCAGGAGATGGTGGAAAAGGCCAAGGCCTCGAAGAAGTTCGAGCAAATGGTGGCCACCAGCCCGGTACCGCTCCCGCTGGCGAGCTCGAAGACGGCGGAGACCCATGTCCTCGCCGAGTCTCTCCCGAAACTCACACAGGCCCTCGAGGAGGCCACGCGCAAGCTCAATGAGTTCGGAGGTGCCGCGGGCGAGGCGAAGGACCAACTCGGCACTGGCGACGGGCGTGCGAGTCAGACGGACCCATCGAGAGGGCCGATTCAGATCGGACACTGACCATGGCGAAAGCGCGAGACCTCGACATCCTGCTCCAATTTCTCCCTGCCTCATGGCGCGGAGTGCCCTTCCCCGTTGCCGATTTCGACATCTCATGGAGCCACGATCATGCCGTCCACAAGGTATACAAGCAGCCCGTCTCCAACATCGAAACTACCGGACGTAATAGTCGAGAATTCGGATTCGACATTCCCTTTCGAAACGGAGTCATTCCTGGACCCACCGAAGATGACCTGCGAGGACGGATCCTCTACCCGGACGTATATCTGGCTTTCGTCGACGCTTTCAACGAAGACACCGCAGGAGACTTGATCCACCCTTCAGTGGGAAAAGTAAACTGCAAGCCGGGGCAGATAAGAGTTATCGGGAGCGCGCAATCACGCGATGGCGTGATGGTGCATGCGACGTTCACCGAGTCGGATGATACCCCAGAAGGGAATGCCCCTCCTCCGGATTCTCCTGCCCCAATGACTGGAATCGCATCGGAAGCCGAGAATCTCGATACGATGCTTCTCGTCCTCAAGCCTCCTCCCCTAGACGATGACACCGGGGAACCGTTTACATCATTCGCCCAATTCGGCGCTCTCCTGCGAGCTCCGTTCGACACACTCTCGCTTCTCTCGACTCGAGTTGGCAACGCCATCGCAGCGTTTGGGGATCAGCTCGACCGCCTGCAGGAGTCAGTCTCCCGGCTCAACGACGTGAGCATGTGGCCCATCCTAGACTCGATTGGAAAACTGCGAGACAGTCTCATCGATCTCACTGTCGCAGGTCAGAAAGAGGCACTCAAACTCCACAAGTACGTGACCCCGCACGATATGACAGTGAGTGACATCTCGAACTTCCTGCAGGTCGATTTCGAATCGCTCATCTTGGCGAACCCATTTCTGTGTGACAGTCCCATCGTGGTGGAGAACACCACTGTCATCTACCAGCGATGACCATCGGTGACGAATCAGTTGTCCTTGAGGTGGGCGGCAAGAAGATTGCTCGGTGGGAGAACTACTCGTTCAACAACCATTTCCTCATCCCGGCCGATGGGTTCAGCTTCTCGATCGGCGGTGATTCGCTCACGCCAGATCTCATCAAGATGTTGAAGCCTGGCTTGGCCGTGAAGCTTACGATCGATGGCAACGTACAAGCATCCGGCTTCATCGACCGCATTGTGCCGCGCACCAATCGCAGTGGAGGAGGGACGATTACAGTCGAGGGCCGAGACAAGTTCGGCAGCGTGCTCGACTCTCAGATCGATCCACGCAAAAAGTGGAAGGATACGACACTCGAGAAATTCATCATCGACACGCTAGGCCCATTCGGATTCACCACGTTTTTCGTGGACAACGAAGCAAACACGAATGTGGCGGCTGGCAAGGCCGTAAAGAGAAACAAGAAGCCAAAGAAGCTGAGTGAGTACAAGAGCTCATACGCGAAGCCTCAAAACAACGAATGCGTGTTCTCGTTCGTCTCTCGCATCACACAGCATTTGGGTCTCTGGATCTGGCCGACGGTCGATGGTGACGGAGTAGTCGTAGGCGTTCCGGACTTCGCACAGAAGGCTCGCTATCGCATCGTGATGCGCATGCGCGGGGGCTCGCAGAATACGGCCCTCGAAGGCGGGGTAACGCGCGACTACACCGGTCAGCCGAGCTTCATCGTGGGGCGCGGGCGCATCCCGGGAAAGACCTTCGAGCGCACGAAGACGTCGGTCACACTCACGAGCAATTTGGCTGCATCGGGCACGCAAACGCCAGCACTCAAAGCGGTGGGAGAGAGCCCGTTTATCGATCATCTCGGATACCAAATAGAGAAAGAGACCGTCGTCGTCCCAGCGAAACCAGTCGAATGGGCGAATGAATTCGCTTCGACGGTGGCGAGGCCCATCTTTCTCACGGATGACCACTCAAAAGACATCGAAGAGCTCAAGAAGTTCGTCCAACGCGAGATGTCGCTCCGCACTCGACACGCGGTGACCGGGCATTACATTGTGGCGGGGCACACGCAGAATGACGTTCCGTGGACCATCGATAGCATCTGCGATGTCAGCGACGAGGTCTCCGATTGGGAGCGCCCCATGTGGATCTTGAGCCGTACATTTCGAAAAGATCGTTCGTCCGGGACGACGACTGAATTGGAGCTTTTGCCCCTCGATTCTCTCGTTTTCTGATACAGGATGCAGGCATGTTCAATATCACACATTATGTTCTGTTTCAGAATGGCGATGCGTGGATAGCTCAGTTGCTCGAAAAAGATCTCAATGGGCAAGGATCGACGAAAGAAGAAGCATTGCATAGCCTCAAGAGGACCATTTGGGGACAAATGGAAGTGGATAAGCACTTCGGGCATATTCTGTTGGGCGATTTAGGCCCAGCCCCATCAATATACTGGAGCATGGAACGATGCCAGTTGAAGCTTTTCGTGTAGAAGAATGTCTCTCATGCACGCGCGATGCGACGACAGGAGCCATTCTGCTCACCATCGGCGATGTGCTGCATGAACGGGTAGAGGATTCAGACGTCCCCCTGTTCCAGACTCCGGGGTTCGTGAGCCGCCCTGCGGTGCCCGACCCGAAGGCTTCCGGAGCCGAATTCGTGGTGCTTCGAAGTGTCGACTCCGATGTCGCAATCGCTGGCCGGGACCTTCGGGGTCATGCGATTGCTGGCACTTTGCTCGATGGAGAGAGCTGCGTCTACGCGCCAGCGGGGCAAGGCCGCATCCTTCTGAAGGCTGATGGCTCGGTCACCATGTACACGACCTCCGATAACACGGAGTCTGGTGACTCGGTGTTCTGTAGCATCTCCCCGACCGGCATCAAAATAGGCGGCCCGTGGGGCGTACTCTCGATGGACTCAGACGGCGTACGCGTTCTCTCGTCGAAGGGCTCCGCGCTCACCCTCGCCACTGATGCATCGCTTGCCGGCCAGAGCGCATCCCTCAATGGTGCCGGGAATGCCTCAGTGGCTGCCGGCGTCTTGAATCCCGCACAAGGTATCGCCTATTCATCTGCAGGACCGGTCAATCTCGTATCGCTGACCTGCACTGTGTCGCCGTGAGTCTCTGCAATTTCTCGCTCTTTACGATCATCATCCCGCCGATCCCTCTGCCGGCGATACCATCGCTCCCAAGCTTTTCGCTCTCGTTTACGATCCCAGGGCTGAACCTCCCGTACACGCTCTCGCTCGCCATCCCGGCAATCCCGTTGCCTGCCATTCCTAGTCTACCATCGTTCTCGCTCTCGTTCACGATCCCCGGATTGAACTTGCCCTATACGCTGAGTCTGACGATCCCGGCGATCCCGCTCCCCGCCATCCCGAGCCTGCCAAGCTTCACTCTGCCGTCGCTCTACTGCCCGCTCGACTGACCGTCACGACGTCGTTGGGTTTCACGTGCGGGAATGGCGAGGCCAGGACCACGTGCACGGACCCATCGATCCCATGATGCGCTACGATGGTGCTCGTGTAGATGACGAGGTCGATCGAATCGAACATCGATAACTGCGTCACTCCGTCGACGAACATGTCGTACGGCGGGTAGTGACGCTCTCCACTCGACACGACGAAAGCCGACGGTGTCACGACATTCTCCCAATCTACTACGAGGGCGGTCTGACCCTCAATCGTCGATGTACTGATGGGGTCTTGTGGCGCCCCCGAGCAGCCATTCACCAATAAGAGTCCCAGAAACAATAGCGCAATGTATTGCGCCTGCGCTCTGCGGTCGTGTTCCTGCCAATATTCGACGTTGTTCATGATTGACCTCCGTGAACAAGCATATCGACTTCATTGTATCCGTCCAGAGCATCTGTAATCTGCCAACGATATCAAGCACATGTCCTACCTCCCGATAGTCGGCACAGGGCCCTTTGGTGCGGGGACTCCCATCCCACCATCCCCTCCACCTGCTCCCGTCCTTGGGTCGTCCCGAGAGATTGGGACAGGGCCGGAGAACCGTGGCCAATACGTGATAGATGCGACTAGTGGCCACCCTATCTACGATACGGATGTGCGACAGTTGGCGATCATCGCTTTGACAACATCACTCAATTCGAGTTGTGTTTTGGGTTTGGGCCGCGATCCGGAACCGCCCACGATCGACGACAATTTCCCCGAGCAGAAGCGGGCTCAGATCGATGCGGCGTTGGCTGATCTGGTGAAGGCCAAGATGCTTTCCGTCTCATCGATGCAGATCATCGAGAGCGTGGGGACGGGGCTCGGGCGGACCATCACGCTATTGCATCTGAAGGATCTGTCGAACAATCAGCCCTTCAGCCTCAATCTCTCATAGTCCAAATAACTGAATGCCCCCGGACCATCCGGAGGCATTCAGCAGCTCGCAGCCTGAATCGGAGGTCGTCTCCGAGTAGAGGTTGCAGATCGCAGACTACACGCTGCAGGTGCCCATGTCAACGACGTCGCCCGCCACACTCACAGTCCTGTCCCCGGACGAAATCAGTAATTCTTACCTACGAGTAGTTCGGGCTGAGCTCATTTCTCGCGGCGTTGCGAATCCAAATGTCACACCGGGCAGCGACTATGCGGTGAGAGCCGCCGCTCTGGCTCAGCAGATCTCTCCGGCGATGGCGAATGCAATCATCGCCGCGGACATCAACATGCCGGACATGTGCACAGCCGAACGACTCGTGCGCTGGCTCGCGATCTACGGATTGTCATACCGGGATGCGCAAGGCTCCGTCGGCAATATCGTGCACAGCGCGTCGTCCACAGGATACGTCCCGCATGGCGCCCAGCTCGTCAATTCCTCTGGTCTATTTTATGAGGTGGACGTCGGAGGAAACTACCCGAACGGTGCGTCGATTCCCATCCGCGCTCTATCCACCGGCAAGTCCACGAACATGTTGGCCGGGGAGACGCTGCAATGGCTGGTGCCTCCGCCATACGCTAACAGCAAAGTGCTCGTGGGTGTAGGCGGGCTGATCGATGGCGTCGACGCAGACACGGACACGATCGCGCGTAATCGGTTGCTGCAGCATCTTCGAACGCCGACGGGCGGCGGGAACTGGGCACAGACGATCGAATGGGCGGTCGAGGCGAGCGCCTCCGTCGTTGCCGCATTCGATTACCCGGCTCTTCTCGGTCCCTCGTCATATGCCATCTGGCCGCTCGGAGCGCTCATCTACGACACGACAACGGGGTTCTCTCGGCAACTCTCCGATGCTACGCGTGCGATCGTGAAGGCTGCCGTAGTAGCGCAGAAGCCGCCCGAAACGTATTGCTACATGATGACGACGCTAGGTTCGTATGCGGCTGACATCGACACGGACGTGGTGATTGCCCTCTCTCTTCCCGCTGCAATCTCGGTCGGCGGGGAAGGCGGTGGATGGACGGATGCGACGCCATGGCCCGTCCTCGAGGGAGGCATCGAACGCATCTGGGTTGACGGCGACAACACCATTACGCCAACACAATTCGTTTTGCGGAGTGAGAGCACATCCTATCCACGTGCTTCCACAATCATCAATGGCGTAACACAGATTGCCGTATTCGACCCCGTGAGTTGGTGGAATGGCGGGGCGACGGATCATGGCCCCGCCATCCGCACGAGCACCATTGTAAGCCATGCGGGGATCGATGGGAGTGTGGTCTGCATGATCGACCCTGCCCATCCGTTCCCGAACCTCAAGGCGAACGACATGGTCTTCCCAAACTGCGAAAACGCTGAGGTCTACGCACAGGCATGGCTTGTCGCCATGGCCGACATGGGACCGGGGGAGATGACCACGAACGCCGATGTGCTCGTCTATGCATATCGACATCCAGCACCCGGACAGGGACATCCATACTCTCTCACTACACGTCAGACGAAAGCGATCATTGACTCGTCGGATGAAGTGCTCGATGCGGCCTACATTCTAGCAGGAGCCGTGAGTCCTTCCGATGACACCATTTTTACTGAGTTCACAACACCTCCGGTTGGTGGTCCATCGCTCGACTACGCACCGGCAACGCTCGTCCCCAGGACATTCGCCTTCTTCCCAATGAGTGCATAATGACTCTACCTGCTATTGATTCTGCGGCTGCGTGGGGTGCTGACACATGGACTGACTTCGAGCCCATCGTCGACCCGACTACCGAGCTGCCGGCGTCCGTCGCCAAGACTATCGCCGCTGATACGGCTGCCATGACTCACACCGCAGTGAGGGCATGGGTGCGCTTCCTATGCGCTACGTACACAAGCGGCACCGTGGCATGCACGGTAGTCGATCACGATTCCGTGTGGGGCAGCGCCACGGCTCCGACCGTAGACGAAGTGGCAGCAGGTCAATACACGATCACCTGGCCTGCATCCGTCACGGATGAACTCGGCGCGATACATACACTGGCCATCCGTGCCCCTCTCCAGCCTGCTCTATCGGGGAGTGCCACATTTGGCATCGGATACGCAATGGTCTTTTCATTCACGGCGAACGTCATCAATCTGCGAACGTACAACACTTCGTTCACGGAAGCAGATATGGCCGCCGATTATTGCACGGTCGCTTGGTACTGAGATGCCCTTCGGACGATTTGGCTCATTCCCGTTTCGGTTTGGGTCTGGGATTCCCCTCGCTCGAACCGTTTACGAATCGCTCAATCGATCACTTGGGTCAGCCTATGACACGAGCGAGACGAGCAATGTTGTAGCGGAGACGAGTGCAGAAGCTAGACTCATTGCCGCATGCTGGAACGCCAATACCCGGGCATCGAATCAATACGATGCTGACCGGATGACAGATTTCATTCCCAGATGGGAATCGATATTTGCCTTATCGGTAATACAGAACGCGACGGATAACGAGCGGCGTACTCGTGTCAAGTCCAAGTTTGCGGCGACGACAACGCCGACTCACACGAGCATCTACAACTTCTGCCTCGCCGCACTCGGGTCTGTTCTTGTCGATGTCGAATACACGCCGTGGAATGAAGTGGCCTCCGGCATCATGTGGCCGCCCACCATCAATTGGGACGACACGGGCACTGCTGTCTACCCAGTGACGGGATATCCACAGGGATGGTCATCGGCTGTGTCTCACATCGTTGTGCGCGTGGAGCAACCATCTACGCTATCTGAAAACCAATTCGTTACGCTCGTGGGGACCACGCTCCGCCAACTTCGGGACATGCTGCCCGACTACGACACAGCGGACTGGGTAGAGAACAACGAGGACGACACCGAAGGTTTCATCCTCGACGATGAGCACAATCTCGACTCGGAGGCTTTTGACTGACCATGGCGATACCCTTCGTAAAAGCGGGCGGATGGGCCTACCGCGAGAAGCTCACGTCAGTGCAGATGAACACTCTGCAGACGTATCTGAACTCTCGGGCCGCAGATCTCGCAACAGGAGAGACGAATAGTTTCGGCAGCGTGGTCGAGTTCAATGGGGCCGCCACATTCAATGCTCCGGTTGTGTTTGCCACCAACGTATCGTTCCACACGTCGAGAGTCACCTATCTGAATAGCGCATACGCGGAGCTTCGCTATGCGAATCTGCAAGATGTTCCGACTAGCCATTTTGGGATCGTATCTGCCGAGTTGGTTCGCGTCGGAGTCGTGAGCCAGACGACATCGGCGATTCTCGACAACGATGCCACGGATACTTATGGAGCGATCGAGTTTTCGTGTCGAGCGGCGAACCCTGGGTACCCTGTGTTTATCAAAGATGCGGCGCTGGCGAACATGGTCACTCTGGGGTGGACCACAGGAATGTATCTGTATGCAAAGATGGTTTGGGACGGATCCGTGTGGCGCTTCTGGACGGGTGAAGTGAAAACATGACCGTCACAGCCTCCGCCATTTGCCTTGTCCAATCGGCCTCCCTCGGGGCCGGATGGCACTCTGTCGAGGCGTTGTCACTGCCTATCGAGGCAGGCGAGACCGTTTCCATCAAACTCGAGAGCTCTGCCGGTGCTGGCGTGTGGCGGCTCGAGATCTATGGAGCAGATGAACTCGTCACAGTGCCAACGATCACGCAGGCGAGCGGTCCGGAGGCGATAGCGTCCTTCACTGCCCCAGCCGATGCGGGCGGAGACGGATGGGCGCTAATCATAAAGTCTCAGATTGGGAATAACACACCGGGGTACGATGCGTCTGGCATCGCTCACACGGAATACAATTTCACCTTCAAACTCTGGCATGCGACAGGCACGACCGGACGGGAACTCCTAGCCCTAAATGAAACATTTGAGGCCAATGCTACGGCTGGTTGGGCAGCAATCATCAATCCGGTCATCCGTGCAGCCGGCGGAGGTGGAGGTGGTCCTCCGACCGGGGCGGCGGGCGGTGACCTCGGTGGTTTCTATCCCAACCCAGACGTCCTCAAAATCCACGGAGCAAGCGTACCGACCTCCCCAACGAGCGGTGATGTCGGCAAAGCTCTCGTCGTCAGCGCGGCGGACACACTTGCGTACGGTGCGATAGCCGCCCTTACTTCGACTGCTCCAGTCGACGTCACCAAAGCCACAGCAGCTGTAGGAACAGGGGCAACAGCGGCTCGATACGATCATAAGCACGATGTCGCCACAGCTGCTGCCGGGGCCGCTGCTGCCGGGGCATCCGCGGCGGAGGGGACTGCCACCTCGTTGGCTCGGTCCGATCACGCACACTCGTTTGCCGTGGCCACGCCCGCTGCTGTAGGAGCTGCGAGCGCTCCTGGCTCCGCGAGCACCTTCGTTCGCGGAGATCACGTACACGGGCACGGAGACCAGACAGGAGGCACTCTTCACGCCGTCGCCACTACCTCGGTTGCTGGATTTGAGTCGGCCGCAGACAAGACGAAACTTGATGGCATCTCAGCGGGAGCGGCCGGGCTGTCTTCGGCGGCGCCGGCTGACGTCACGAAAGCGGCTGCGGCGGTGGGGGTTGGGACGACGGCCGCCCGGTCGGACCACAAGCACGACATCAGCACGGCGGCCGCTGGCGTCGCAGCAGCGGGCGCTTCGGCGGCAGAAGGCACAGCAACCAGTCTCGCCCGTTCTGACCACGCACACAGCTTCTCAGTGGCTACCCCGGCCAGCGTGGGAACGGCAAACGCTACTGGTTCGGCTAGCACATTCGTCCGTGGAGATCATGTACACGACCACGGAACGCAATCGACGGGGACACATCATGCAGTTGCGACAGCGATCCTCAATGGATTCATGTCGTCGACCGATTACTCGAAGTTGGCCGGGATCGCTGCAGGCGCCACCAACACTCCGCTATCTTCGACCGCTCCCTCGGATGTCACCAAAGCGGCCGCTAATGCAGGCACAGGAGCCGAGGCGGCTCGATACGATCACAAGCACAACATCTCGACTGCCACTCCCATTGCCATTGGGGCAACTCTGGCGGAGGGAACGGCCACATCTCTTGCTCGTTCTGATCACCAACATACACACGGGAATCAGCTCGGGGGAACACTACACGCTGTTGCTACCACCTCCATCGCTGGATTCATGTCCGCCGCCGACAAGACGAATTTGGACGGTCTCGCAGGTGGGTCAGTGCCCTCGAGCCGCACGATTTCGACTACCGCCCCGCTCACCGGAGGTGGAGACTTTTCGATCAACCGAACGCATGCTATCGATTGCGGAGGGACATCCAATCGAGCACTCGTAACGACGAACGGGACATCATGTGCATTCGGACAAGTGACCGCGGCAATGATGAACGCGGGAGGCACAGCCAACCGTATCTTTCTTACCACCGACGGATCCAATGCTTCGTGGGGATTGATCGTCGACGCGATGATTTCTGGCGTCGGATGGTCCAAGATCGCGAGCACTCCGACTACGGTGTCTGGGTACGGTATTACGGATGCGGTCGCAACTACACGCTCTATCTCCACCACATCTCCTCTCACTGGTGGTGGTGATCTATCCGCAAACAGGACGTTCGCCGTCAATACGTTGTCGAATACGACGAGCGGCGTAGTCCCGGCGATCACTGCGGCGAACACCGCTCTCATCTCAACGAGTGGCACCGCTGGTGTCTGGGGTCAAATCCCCGATGCGATTATCTCCGGAGTTGCCTGGTCGAAGATAAGCAGCAAGCCGACTACGCTCTCTGGATACGGAATCACAGACGGCGTCTCGATCGCTCGAACGATCTCAACCACGTCGCCCCTTACCGGAGGAGGTGACCTCTCTGCCAATCGCACGATTGCGATCTCTGCAGGCGGCACTGCACTCCGCGTGATGCTCACGGTCGACGGAACGGCCGTGACGTGGGGACAGGTTTCGGACAGCTACATCTCCGGGGTGGCATGGTCGAAAGTATCGGGGCGCCCGACGACTCTATCGGGATACGGAATCACCGATGCGGTGGCAGCTACCAGGACCATCTCGACTACTGCGCCGCTCTCAGGCGGTGGAGATCTCAGTGCCAACCGCACGATTACCGTTGCCACCGTCTCGGGTTCGTCGAGCGGTGTCATGCCCGCCGTGGGAGCCAATGGGACGATTGCCCGGAGTGATGGCACTGCTGCTTCCTGGGGGTTCCTCACTGACGCCAACGTGTCGGCCAGTGCCGCCATCCTAGGCACGAAGATCTCGGCGGACTTTCGATCGAACACCGTCTACGGTGGCGCGCTCGCGGTCGGGACATCCCCAGCTCAAAGCGGATCGCTCCGGCTGCCACTCAGCGGGTCGATTCGCACGCGTTCGTACGACGATGCTAGTGATCAGGTTGGCATTGCATTTGGATACGTTAGCAATAAGCAAACGATCAATATCGGATCAACGGCAAATACGAATGCTATCGACACGTATGTTGAGGCCACCGGCACGCAACGAATCAACGTTGGAGGTACTCCGAAAGTCACCGTCTCATCCGCCGCTGTGACCGTGGCCGCGACCCTGAAGTCAGATGATTACCAGACGATCAATACGCAAACAGTCTCGCGCAAGCAAAATATCATGTGCGGGACTGGCAGCTCAGGGACAACTACATACTGGTACACGGTAGACGGGGCATGGTCGCAGAATCTATCAGCAGGTTCATATTCTTATGCACTAACCATTGACCTAGATATTCCTCATGGGTCATATATCACAGACATCTATGTTCGATTCTGGCCTCAGACTCATACGGCTCTTCCGGCGAGTATGCCCGCTTTCCGATTCGTCTACCTGGGTCCTGCGGGCACGTCAGTCGTCACCAGCGTGACCGATACTTCGAATCTCGCGACATACAACACTTCTCACGAAGTTGCCATGGCGTTGGGGGCCTATTCGGTAGATAGGACAAACTACGCATATCAGGTGCGGATTGAAGGGGAATACGGGGCAAACTCCATAACAGACATGCGTGTCCAGGCCGTAAGAGTCACGTACACGTACACGAGTCTCATGAGATGAAACGCGACACTCGGGAGTTCCTGATTCCCGCACATCTCCGACCCGAGCAGGGACGCGAGCCTAGGGATTCGGATAGACCACTGCCACCGAGCATCCCTCCGCCGCTCGAGCGAGAAGCCAAGCGAATTGGGTTGTTTCTGCCAATCCTCACTGGCTCGATCATGCTTCTGTCTGCTGGCTTTTCGATGGGCACATATCTTACAAGTCGCAAACTAGAACCCATCATAGCCGCGCTCCAAGACAACAAGGATTCGCATAACCTAATTGATTCAAGGCTCCGCGCATTGGAAATGACAATGGCCGGGATCCAGGGGCAGGTGAACACAATTTCGTCCGTACTCGGTACCATGCCGACGTCGGACATTCTTACCATGAAGAGTATGCATGCCGCTGTCACGTACGGTGGGGGGAGTAAGGACCCGCCCAAGTGAGCGACGAATTGTTGTGCGACAAGATCGAATGCGTCATCAACAGGATAGTACACACGAAGATACTTCCAGTTCTTGCATCAACGGCTGACCAGACAACGGAGATGCATGAGACACAGCGTCAGATCCTACGAGAGTTGAAGGGACTCCGTGGGAAGTTTGATGCTCTCGAAGCGGACTTCGAAAAGCTCCGAGAGGAACACGAACGGTGCCCTCATTGCGGCACTGCTAACAGTTAGGAGGATACAATGAATTCTCAAGTGTTGTTCGTACTTCTCATGACGATAGTGACGAGTATTGGGACGTTCCTCATTCGGGGACTCAAGGGTGAATTTGCCGTTTTCCCCGACTGGCCAGCACCCGTCCGGCTCGCACTCGCTACCTTCCTGGCTGTCGTCGTTGGTGCAGCAACGAACGTGGAGACAGGTGCAGCGTTCCTCGCATCGTTTCTCTCTGGACTCGTTTCGGCTCTGCCAACCATCTTGCTAGAGCTCCTCGATCTGCTCAAAAACGTGAAGACGAAGGCAAACGTTGCAGCTGTTTCGGCAGCTGCAAAGATGACCATGTTGCTTGTAGTCATCATGATGGCTACTGCTTGCTCCGCTGTCTGTCCAATCATCCACGCTGCGGATCAAGTGTGTCCGTTCATCATCGTGGAACTCGAGAACGGCCAGAAGGTGCAGATCCCTAAGGGGCCTGTGGTGCAGCAGGCTCGCGCGATCGCAGCAGAAAAGAAGGACGGTGTGAAGTGAGCGAGTCCGTCATCGGAGAGGTCGTCTTCGATGGGAAGGTTCGACCTCTCAAACACCGCCCCTCTCCGCCAGGATCACGAGGCCCGGTCGAGCTGAGACACATGCCTCGCATCCGACGCGCGAGAGTCTCAGCCGGACCCGTGCTCCACAACAACGATGACCTAATCATCGAAGTGCTCGACCAGGGGCAGTTAGGCTCCTGCGAGCTCAACGGTTGGGACAACGGTCTGCGCTCCGCACAAACCCTCCAACTCGCCACGGCCATGGCGACACAACTGGGCATCTTGTTCGCTGACGCTCTGGTCCGAGTCAAAGATGCGCCGCCGGAGCTTGCCGCCCGCCTATTCATGTATTTCTGTGCCCAGGCGGTGGGCGGATATCTAGGTCAGGGCGATACCGGCACGACGTCGGCAGACGTTGCGGAAGCGTTGGCGTCGGTTGGTTTCTGTCGAGAGAGCCTCGACCCCTATCGAGACGATCCGAACGCAATCGATCCAAACGACCGCATGGTTGCTCTGCAGGCGCACGCATACGACCAGCGATTCCACGGCATTGCTCGAATCGATGAGGACGGCATGTCGCCGTATGACCGTGCGTCGGTAATGGATCAATCACTAGCTGGGCGCTACGTCGTAATCTACGCCACACCATGGGACATCACGGCATCGGAAATTCAACCCGGTCAGATCTGGCGTGGCTGTCTCGGCCAAATCCTCGGCGGCCATTGCGTTGATGTCGTGGCGGTTGGACCTGCAAACATGCTGATGCCCGGAGACACAACTTCTACCGAGGAGTGCTATCTCGTGCTCAACAGTTGGGGTACGAGTTTCTGCCGCAATGGCCGATTCCTAATGGCCAAAGAGGCTCTGCGCTGGCAGTACGACGGCTACATCGTCGGCAACGTTCCACAATTCAGCGATCAGGTGGCCGCATGAACCGACAATTCATCTTCATCTTGAGCGCGGTGGGCCTCTTCTCGCTGCTGTCGATGGCGCCCGCATGTCCGCCTCAACCTGTGCCGCCTACGCCGGGTTCTGGCGGCTCGCCTGGCACAGGTGGCTCACCCAATGCCGCCGGCTCGCAGACGGACGATGGCGGTGCTTTTCGGTGCCAGCAACCGGGTACTTTTTGCTGCGCGGAGTGCGCCGTCCTCGTGGCACACGAGTGCCACGAGGAGGTCGACCGAACACCCAACGAGGCAGGCTGCGAGGAACGATGCAACAGCGCCGCGTCGCTCGTTTCTGCGCTGCATTGGCCCGACGTGACAGCGTGCACCGCGCTGTCATGCATCCGTGAGCCGAAGGCCGGCAAGCGAGGAATCGCTTGCGCAGGAGGCAAATAGTAGGTGATGGTCGAGGGGAGGGCAGTAGGGCTCTCCCTTCTCCAAGCGCCGGAGCAAAATGACAAAGAGGATTCTCGCCATGGCGATTGGTATTTCTGCTCTATTATTCGCGAAGGCCGCAAAGCTCGAGACGCTGCACGAGGGGCGTCGAGCTCACGTGTATTTGGACTCGAAGGGAATCAAGACAGTAGGGATCGGCCTCAACCTCGAACGAGGAGATGCTCGTTCCGCACTGGATGCAGTTGGAGCAGACTACGACGCTATTGCGAATGGACATACTACGCTAAGCAACGAGCAAATCGACGAGTTGTTTCGTCGTGACCTCACCATGGCAATCGCATGGACGAAGAAGGTGGTCCCCGAGTTCGACAATCTGCCAGAAGTGATTCAGCTTGTCCTTATCGACATGACATTCAACATGGGATGGGTAGCACTGCGTGGATTCCCGAGAATGTTGGCCGCCATGCGATCCCAGAATTGGGAGCAAATGATCGCGGAGATGTACGATTCAAAGTGGTTCCGCGACGTCCCCACTCGCGTCAACGACGACGTGCGATTGCTACGCGCCGGTCTCAAGTTGCCTAGTCCAGTGCTAGCTCTAGATGATGACGAACGAGAGCGCATTATGGCATTGGTTGCGCTCACTACGGAGCAGATTCTAGACGAGCACTTAGAACCTCATGCTTCGGAAACTGCCTGACGTATTGCCCAATCGGACAACTCCAATCGATAGATCAGACACCATTTGTCCGATGTGCAAAAGCGTAGGGACAGTACTGATCTCTCAGGGGGATCGATGTGCCAGGCAGACGTGCCCGCTCTGCCTAGGAGCCATTCTCATTCCCAGCCGAGTGGCTGGCGAGTGGCTAGCCACACATCCGAACAAGTAGCCAAAGCCAACTAACACATACCGGTTCGCCTCATGCGCGCCGGGGCGCACACGTGTATCCAAAGGAGATATTATCATGAAAGTAACAGCAGTACGACGCAACGCGATGGTCGATAACTTCTGCGCGCAGCACAACAGCGGAACCGTCAACATCTACGCCGCGAACGTGGGCGTTCCTGCCGACGCAGATGCGGCGAACACCAACACGCTCCTCTGCACGCTGACGTTCGGATCCACGGCATTTGGCGCTGCTTCGGGCGGTGTCGCTACGGCGAACAGTATCAGCCAGGACACCGACGCCGATGCGACTGGGACTGCCGCATTCGCTCGCACAGCCGCATCGGGCGGGACCGTTCTAGGACAATGGAGCGTAGGCACGAGCGGGGCAGAGATCAACCTCAATACTCTGTCGATCGTGCAACACGCGACCGTTTCGATCACATCGATGACGATCACGATGGGCGTAGGAACCTGATAGACACGAAGACGGCGCCCGAGTAGTTGACGGGCGCCAAACCTGTTAGGTAACCATGTCCATACGTCAGTCCGCTACTGGAAACTGTGCAACACTTGCCAGCGTCCCTGCCCGGGGCGCGACTGGCATGACTATTTGTTGCTGGTTTCGACGACGTGGAGCAGCTCAGGCGTGGGACTACGTACTCAATCTGTGTGACGGTAATCTGTACAACTTCCTCGGACTAGTCAATCCTGGAACTGGCACTGGTATAGACATATTCCCAAATGGATATTGGGATGAGCCGATGCTGTCGGCCGCCACTACTGATGAGTGGTATTTCATGGGCTGGAAGGTGGCAGCAGACGGGAACACGGTAACAGGATTCTGCAGCGTGTCGGGAGGGGGCACAATCACTGATGTCGTATGTGATACGTCTTCTGTTCAGATAGATACGTATGTCACAACGCTTTACATGCTCCACGGGTTCGACGGATACTGGCTAAATGGTGCAATAGAGAACCTTAAAATATGGAGCGCCGTCCTCACCAACGCTGAATTGGTCGAGGAGATGTGGTCGTATGAGCCCGTGCGATCGTCTGGGCTGTGGGCTCGCATTCCGCTTAACGATATATCGTCTGCTGCATTTCTAGACACGTCGGGAAATGGGCATAATGCGACGAAGATTGGTAGTCCGACCGCAGAAGCGAGTCCGCCGTATCAGATTGCGGTGACAGGCACGGCTGCGGGTATTCTCCCAACGCTCGTTGGGGCTGCGGTTGCTGTGCACATGATTCCGGTGACTGGCACTGCAGCTGGGGATTTGCCTGGACTAGTAGGTGAAGCAACCATGTGGGAAGCTGTCCCAGTGACAGGGACAGCAGCTGGGATCCTTGCGACTTTGGCGGGGAGCGCTGCAGGTTATCTCCCAATCACTGGCACAGCAGCTGGCATTCTATCTGGATTGACCGGTGCAGCCACGGCTTCAACTGTGAAGCAGTATACATTTTATCACAATGGGTTCGTGGATCCTGGCACACATGACAGCGGGTATGCGTGGCGCTATTGGGTCAATGGTCAGAGAGGATATTTCAAGGACAATGGTGGCAACGGTGAGTTGTTTGCCATCGAAGATGATCAGGGAAGTACCAATCGCCTCCACATCATAAAGAGCACGGATGGCGGTGCAACGTGGACTTGGGTGAGTCCTACCGGCTCTCTCGCTTCCTACGATTTCACGGGTGTCCTATATCAGGGAGGAGCGCAGGACTCGAGCGGGAAGCTGCATCTAGCATTCGTATCGACAGCGACCGTCACGTACATGCGCGTGGTGCTCACTCGTACGGATGGAGCCATCACCGGGCTCGACTACGAGGCAACATTCAATCTGCCAGGCACGTACGATGCGACCGGAGACATCTGGTCATGTGTCGAGATCGTCACCACAGCATCATCTGTGGAATGTGTACTGATCTGTTCCGACGATCGCCCGGCCAGCCCGGGGACTGGTATCCGCACTCAGGCAGTCAAATCGTCGAGTATCACCCCTGCAACCGCAACCGATTTCACGAAGCTCGATGGCACAGCAGGGGCAACAGTGTTGCTCACGCATGCTACGGCAAACTCGCATGAGCATCACACTCTCTTCGCGCAATGCACCAACACACGTGATGTCTGGCTGTTTTTGGGAAGTCAGTTTGCAGAGGGTGGACCGGACGGCTCTGGTCTATATCTCAGCTATTTGCGACTAACTGCCAGTGGCGGGACGTGGACGGTTGGGAGTCTGACCGCTACTCCATATGGTAATAGCGTTACCCAAAAGACGACATTGCAGTGCGTGATTGGCACTGACGATTACGTTTGGGTAGTGATGATTACCCCGGCAGATGGCATTTGCCTCGACCGGGTGAACGCGTCCGGATACACGCACAAGGCTATTCCGTGCCCAGACACGGGGACGGAACAGATTGGTTGGTGCGTTGCCCAAGTGTCGGCCGACGGAACCAACGCATTCGCCGTTTGGGATCTGATGTCCCCGACGTCCACGAAGTACGGAGCATACTCGACTCTTGCCGGGACATGGACTACGTGGACAGAATCTCGGAGCGCGTACATTGGCGATTCATGGGGGATGGCGAAAGGCCCGTGGGTCGACGGTATTATCGCTGGTCGTGTTGACGAGACGACTCATTACGTCTCGCTGGCGACCGTCTATCGCATTGAGCAAATCAGTGTGAGTGGGGCGGCGGGCGTCCTGCCCGGATTGACCGGGGCGGCGACGGGAACGGAGACCATTTCGGGGACTGCAGTTGGGTCATTGGTCGTACTTGCCGGCAGTGCTCAGGCAGTGGAAAGTATTCCTGGAACTGCAGCCGGCGTCCTCAATACAGACCATCCGATCTCGCTTATCGACCATTATGCGATTGGCGACGTCAACACGCAGAACCCCGGAGTAGTGCTGCATCTCTCCGGAGCTGTCCCGGAGACGCAAGTCACATTTGGAGGGACTCCTGCAGCGGCCATCGTCGTTGATTCGAGCGCGCAGGTCACTGTCACGACTCCGTCGCTCGCGTACGGGGAATATGTCGTCCTTGCGTTCAGTGCGGCCCTGCGCGGCGCTGTAGTCGCCTCCGAGATCTTCACCGGGACAGCTGCGGGCGTGCTCCCATCGCCGCTCGTTGGCCTGGCGGGAATGTACGAGGACATCCCGGGCACGGCGTCGGGCGTGCTTCCGGGACTGGTCGGAGCCGCTGTCGGCACCGTCAACGTCGCTCCCCCCGTGACCGGCACAGCAGCCGGCGCTCTCCCGACGTTTACCGGAGCGAGCGCCGCCATGGAGTTTATGGTCGGAGCTGCGGCCGGGGTACTTCCGACGCTCGTTGGGGATGCATCTGCGAGTGAGGGGGTTACTGGTACCGCTACCGGTGCTCTTTCGACGCTTGCTGGCGCTGCGACGGCCAGCGAGGATATTCCCGGTATCTCTGCAGGTACGCTCTCCACTCTCACGGGATTCGCTCAGGGTTCCTCGGTCGAGGCCGGAGCCATCAATGGGACAGCTGCCGGAGATCTCCCAACACTAGCCGGTGCTTCGACCGCAAGTGAAGATATCTCAGCGACAGCCATCGGCGTCCTCCCAACTCTCACCGGAGTTTCCGCAGGGTACGCCAGCATTTTTGGTCAGGCAGCGGCAAATGTTCAGACGCTGGTCGGTGCGGCGGCAGGCATTGAGTCAATATCCGGCCCGGCTGCTGGCGTTCTCCAGACACTCGTCGGAGATGCCATTGGGAGTCGAGTAGGCCCCGACGAGGTAACAGGCACTGCGGCTGCCAATCTCGTTACGCTCGTGGGCACTGGTGGGGCGTACGAGGACCTTCCAGGGACAGCCGCTGGAACACTCCCTGGTCTGACTGGATCTGCGAGCGGCGAGGTAAGCATCCACGATGTTCTTGCGACGGCCGACGGCATCCTCCCAAATCTGTCTGGCGATGCCTTGGGGTGGCATGAGATTCTGGGGACGGCCGACGGCGTACTCCCTACTCTCACGGGAGCATCGATCGCCTACTCGATCAGCTTTGCTCCATTCCCCAACGACGCTGTATTCACGGTGGCGGAGCCAATCACTGATGACTTTTCAACCGAAGACTCCATCGACGATCAGACTGCCATCCTCACTGTTCTCACGCCAGCCGGGAGTTCGACCATGCTCATTTCACGAAAAACCAAAGACACTCGCCCTCTGGTCGTTTCGATCCTGAGCAATGGAGTCGCACTCCCTCTGACCGGAATCACGAGTGTCGTCGTGAACATCCGTCGAGCTGGCTCGGCGACATACATTCAGCGGCGCGCCGCATGCACAATCACGGAACCGGCTACTGGAACCATCTCCTATGCCTGGCAGCCGGACGATCTCGCTGTGCCTGACCTCTACATCTTCGAGTTCGTGCTGCTATTCTCGGATGGGACTGAGACCGTATTGCCGGTGGCGGACCTGACAATGACGGTCGAACCCCGCGTGGTGGACGATGCCGCATAGCTGATAGAGCAATGGCCTGTGGGGGCCGGAATCCTCCCCGGGCGCCTTCCCCCTACAGAGCCTTGTGCCCCCCGATCCAGCGATGGGTCGGGGGGCTTTTCTCATTTGTGGCCATCAAAGCGAATCGAAGCACAACTCGCACAGATGATGAGGTCTCTCTTGCGTGATGTATCTCACACCGCACGTTCCGCAGAGGAACTGTCGAGTCTCCTTCTGGACCCGGGGGTCCGATTGCGGGATGTCCTCACCGCAACCGCAAAGAGCGTCGTGCAGCCTGATCGGCTGTCGATTCGGACCGTAGTCTTGCCAAATCACATTCTGGCAGAGGGGTTCAGGTTCGATGAGTTTTGCCCAATGTGGGTCCTCATCTCCGAACCCGACGACGCACTGTCGCCTACCATCTGCCAGTTGGCGGACGCATACGTAATGTGCTTGCCGCCAGTCGTGCTTGTCGAGCGTCTCCCACGTAGTGTCTGGGATATCTCCCAGACGCATGCCAGTCTCCGCTCGTACGCGATCTCTAAAACTCTTGCGCGTTTCCATCAGTCTTCCTCCTGCCAGGGTGCCATCAATCTGTCGTAGTTCGCGACCCGCATGTGAATGCGCCACGGGTCACCGTCGCTGTCCTCGCCCCAGAACTCATGCTCGACGCCATGTTCCAAGCGGGTCAAGCGGCGCAACGTTGCCGCATGCGCACAGGAGAGCGAGAGTCAAAGCGAAGCGTTTCATGATGTACCTCACAATCTTGGGTCATTGCAGGCAGGTTTGCAAACGTTTCACGCAGGTGGCATGCCCGATCTCGGCCTCCTCCCACGTCGCATAGCGCGCTACGACCTCCACCTCTCCCGCTCTGTACAGCAAAGCCGTCTCAAACAGGAGGGGCTTGCCCTCCTCACCGATGTCCACGCCTAGGAACATGGTAGAGACCTTGACGTCGGTGCAGACGGTTAGCGCCACTCGACGCTCGCCTAGCCATTGCGCGTACTGCTCCGGAGGGACTCTGACTGGCGTGCGCCCCTTCAAAATATAGAACATGTCGCTCGTGATCATGATGTCCTCCACCCGGGCTGCCACCCCAGCCCAGGAGCAATACATCAGTGCTCGTTGTCTTCGTCGTAATCTAACCGTTCGAGCGAGAACAGGATCTCACGATCAGCGATAGGCGTAGCGCGTGATATCAAGTGTTTAGGCGCCTCGGGCACGTCTACTGCGTATTGTGTTACGCTTTTGGTGCGTAGTAGCATGCTCGCTTCCTGTCGGACATTACGCAGTTGCAATTATCGATGAGGAGCGCAGATTTCGGCTACGGCGTCTGCCACCATGGCGAGACGAAGCCCGCCCGAAAGCCATTGCTGGGCGAGCTTGTACGCGCGCGAGCACACGTACATTTGCCTAGCATCACCATGCTCAGAGCCTGACATCGCGCGAGCATTCGCGATGTCGAGTGCGAATCGGTATTCTGCAATCTCGCTGCAGATATACTCTGCAGCCTTTCTTGCAATCTCTTCCGCCCGGTCGGGCGGCCCGTCGGCGGTATCCACTGTGCGTAGTGCGTTCATTGGCGATCCAGTGGTGACCCAGATGCTGCCACGGCTAGGCTCGCCTCATTGAACGTCATCGGAGCGTGTCCCCGCAGGGACACGGATGCGCCCTGGTCCCACATCGTCTGGACGCCAGCGGGGTCCGAAGGATGGCTGGAGCCGTCCTCGAATGTGACATCGAACTTCAAATCGGATGGGCGCCCGTAGGCGCCGCTCAAAACACGCCTCAATTCTCGTCTCATCGTGTCCTCCTAACGATTACCAAAATGCCATCTCACCGCGAAGAAACTCGTCGTCTGGATCGAACAGGCCGAATTCCCTGCTGAGATGAAACCCCCCGACGCAGATGACCTTTCCGGTCTCCACCTCGACCATGACGTGCATGGCCGGCGCTCTCTCCACTCGTCCGAGGCTGCGCACCCTCCCGGTTACTTTCCAATATTGCCTCGCCTTTTTCGTGCAGAGGATGAACTCCTCTGCGTTGAGGTCGCTTGCGTAGCCAGTAATCATTTCGACGGATTTGCCGTCGGCCAAAACGATTGTGGTAGCCATGTCATCTCCTACGAGCCTAACGCTCGGGGCTGTGCCTCATCGAGTGAGATACGCATTGAGCGTAATCTCATTCTCAGATCTCTCGAATGCGAATCTCGTCCCCATCACGCATCTGAGGTCGGATCACATCGTCCACTACTGCCTGCGCGATGACCCGAGATGAAAGAGTCGACAGCTCCTCGTCCGTCATGCCAGTCCCCTGGTTGAGAGTTCCGGCGATGGCTGGCATCCAGCCACCCGTGGGAGCAGTGCCGGCCCATCCTGTTTTGCTTCGGATCTCAATGCGATACAGCACACATGCCTCCTCTGTGATTTCGTCCTGGCCATCATCCTGGATTTCGATTGCAATCTCATTCATCGTGATCTCCTTTTGAGTCTGGGGCTCGGCGGGGCGCCTCCGAAGAGACACCCCGCTCAGACTCAGAATAGCTTGAGCCAACCAACCCATATGTCCCCGAAATCCTTCTCTAACAAGTTTTTTAGATTGGTCGTATATCGATCTAGATCCTCCATGGTGGCAGCCTCGCCCAGGGTGGGAGGCTCCCGTAGGAGCCCCCCGCCCAGCCTCAGGCAATCAGCTCAACCTCCCGGACTCGATACGCGCTGGTCCGGCTAGGTCTCTCAACGTATCCTACGTTGACCTTGGCCGCGGCGAGCAATTCGTCGTGGCGCTTGGTTTGGAGTCCCCATCTGGAGAGTCCCTCAGACGTGCACAAGCGCTCAAACTCTTCACTGACCTTCTTCCATTCGGCCTCGTTACTCACGTATGCAGCATGGCGCTCTGCCCCAACTCGTTCGGCTACGGCCGCATCGGCGTAGATGCCTGTTACCGTTCCATCGTACGAACCGGGTTCGTCTACTGGGAAAAACTCTGTCAATGCGTAGACCTTCATGATGTCCTCCTCGAGCTCTGGCGCTCGGTGGGGCGCCCCCGTGGAGGCGCCCCGCCCAGAGCCAGATCATAGATGGACGGTGACTTTCCACTGATTTGGGTTCTGGCCCCAAAATTCCACGCGAGCTTTTTTCGCCTCATATCCGGAGCATTCTTCGCTCAGGATCTCGCGGATTCTGCGGAGGAGGGACTTCTTTTCCGAGACGTCTTCGTCGCATGCATCCTTACTGAGGCGTACATGCGCGACATGTCCGGACTGGGTGCTGCGGTCGATGGCCTGATTTACGATTTGGTTGGCGTTCATGGCATCTCCTGTTGCATTGATGGTGCCAAGCGCTTCCGCTCACTATTACGCAGGCTTTTGCCATCGATGAGCCCCAAGTGCGAAGCTCGCTACCCGGAAGTGCGAAGCCTTCTACTCGCTTTCGTGTAATCCCATTCGCACCTTCAGCGCCCGCGCCTAGTTATCGCTAGATCTGCTGTGAGATATGTTGGCACGCCGATCGCAACAACGAAATGCGAGGAGAACGACGATGACAATCACAGCCAAGTATTCGGGGAAATGTTCAGTTTGCGGCGGCCACATCTGCGCGGGGGAGACCATCGAATGGAAGAAAGGGCAGCCGGCCCGCCACCCGGGCTGCAAGGGGACTCGCAAGCCCGCCAAAGCGGCCCCGCTCGTGGCGGCCGCCAAAGTCAAAGAGGAGCTGGCGGCCCTCAAAGCCGAACTCGCCACTCTCGTCGCTTCGGACGAGAACCGTGTCGATGGCGAGCCGCCCTGCCCCGAGGGCGCCCGCTACGTGCTTCGAGAGGGTGCACACGGCTCTGGCCAGGAGATCTACGTGCTCAGCTCGGATGGCCGTGTCTCGCTCTGGTATAGCGGCTGCTACGACGACTATCGCAGCTGTCTGTGGACGACGACGTCCGCTCGCGCAGTGCAGATTTTCACCGAATTGACAGGAGGCTCGAGTGGCATCGTTGTCGAGTATTATCGACAATGAGTAGTGATTTACGCAATAGTGCGTAATGGCCTTCCCGAAAGCGAGTAGACCATTACGCACGTGCCACATCCAATAGCCAAAACGCTCGAGGATATCGTAGGCCACCTATTGGCACGCTATCTGCAATAGAGGGAAGCATCATGACCATCGACCAGATGAACGCGAACTTCGCAGTCGACTTCGAGGTTGAGTTTTCGCATAAGGCCACCTGTTACGGCCTCAATCTGGTATCGCTGGCCAGCCTCCGAGAGGCCCTTCCGGAGTACACACGCTCGGAATTCGACGCCGGGTTGGACAGCCTTCGTGATGCAGACCTATACATGTTGCAGGCCTTCGAGGGCCGCCACGGGCAGCTGAGCGCCGAGGACCGGGACGGTGGCATCCGTGAGGTGGGCAGGCTGTTCGTGTACGTCTGCCGACGAGAAATCTGATTACCATCGTGGAGCGGGCACTTGTGATCCAGGCCCAATTTGCCCGCGTCGTCGCGCTACGTGACGAGCTGGCAGGCTGCGAGACCGTGGCCGCCCGGAAGTGCGTCGAGGAGTCCCTGCGAGCCGCCTACGCGGCCTGGGCTCGCACGGCCACCGCGAATTTGGCTTCGCCCGTGGACTGACGATTTTGCTGGACACGCAGACGGAGGCGTGCGAAGGTACTCCTCGTTCGTCATCGTTCCCCCGATGACCTCCTCAGCCCAGACCCCGCAAGGAGTCTGGGCTGACTGCTTTTGTAACACCTCTGCTCGAGCATAGTTTAAGTTTGCTTGGGCATGTCCGATAGATTGATGACCCCGGCGACTTGCGCACCCAGGCGCTGAGCCCACAGGCCAGTCTGTCATCGTGAGTCGATTGAATCGGATCTTCAGGGTCTGAAGGGTCTGAGGCGGAGTATCGAACTCTAAAGTGGCCCCGGCGTCATCTCGGGCGCGTGAAGTGGGTGCCGACATGGGCTGTGTTCGATGAGGGTGTTGTTGTCTCTCGAAGGTTCTGAAGTTTCCAGACCAGGCATTCCTCATCATGCGCTCGAATGGTCTCTCCGTTGTCCCCGCCCTCGTACCCACACAGGTGGCATTCGCCGATGTCGTGCACCCAATCGATGCACGCTTGCGCGATGTCCTCTATGAGTTCCGCCTCAGTGTGTGTCGGCTCGCAGTCAGCGAGTCCGGGAGCATACACAGGCTTAGTCGGCTCGCGACGATAGACCGTGCGCACCGATATCGCCCAAACCCACGGATTGGCATCCCATCTAGCAAACACCTGGCGCGATACAACATCTGCCGCACAATCTGCCGCACAGGTTGATCTTTCCTGGATCCGTATCGCTCTAACGCTCTCGATCAGTAGATGCGCTCTCGATGCGTGCTGAGGCATCGTTCTGGCAGGCTGCCACAATCCTTTCGTATTGGGGCTGTGTGGCAGACGCAACAGAATTCCGCCCAGTGGGGCATGTCGCCACTGCTCGCGAATCCACAACTCATCTCCCTCGCGGCCGTACGGACATCTGAAATTGTCCGACGAATCATCGGGATAATCTGGTCCGACCTCGCGCCACAGTCCAGGTTCGCCAAAGGGTGTCCCGTCATCAGGTGCGACGCCCCACATTCGCTGTAGATGGTGACGCTTAAGCGGTTGCGGGTGCACCAATCGATAGAATTGGGTGCACTCGCCATACGCTAACTTGCTGGCCTCGGTCGAGCTGAACGTTACTGGGCGGATGCGGCTCACTTGTTTCATCGGAACCTGTACTTTCTTACGGGGTCGTGCCGGCATGCATAGCATCGCCACGTCCCATTCGGCTGATTGCCTCCGTCCTGCGGGTAGGGGTTTTCGGTCCCGCATGCGCATGCTCGTGTTGCCCGATGCGCATCCGGGACTGTGTCGGGCGCTACATCAGCGGCAGGAAGCTCGACCGGCGGGACCTCGAAGGACGAAAACGCCCCTCCGCATGGTGGGTGCACCCGTCCGAATATCGCATGTTGAGTGGTGAAACCGCATCGATCACATCGATAGATCCGCATGGTCATCCTCTAAAGAACACTTGATCAGTGGCACCTTGCTCCAGTCGAGTGGTTCGGCGGGATACTCACCATGAGTATTGCATGCTGGGCACACGGCCTGTACTGGCTCATCCGAGTCGCCAAGTATGAGAGCACGCCTGAGTTTGGCCCCGCCATCGATGCGAATCCACCGAGTGTCTTGGCACATATTACAGTTCATTGCGTGCCTCCCATCAAAACGGTATCTCCTCTTCGCTGTCGAGCGGCCTGGTCTCGATTTCGTGGATGTCATCGATGGTTCGCGCCAACTCCTTCGTGAATCGTTCGATCTCCACTATCGCTACCGTGGCTCTGCGATAGGCTGCCACGAGTTCATGCGCTCTGTTTACTGAGTTGCTCAGATCACTTATGGCTTGGTTCATTGCTTTCTCCGTCGCTCTTCGTAGCGGACCTGCGTGATCGTCTCCGTCGCACCGACCTCGCGCAACGACGTCATGACTCGCTCGAGTGTGTCTGCCACCGAAAGTCCTCGGGCTCGAGCCGCATCCTTGATCGCCTCCTTGCTTGTGCTCGGCCGTACGGCTTCGGGGAACTCGAACATGCGAACGAGACCATCAGCGTTGAGGCGAATCCGCTCAACAGGAACTTCGTGGCGACCCCACACGCCCGTGTCGGTACGGATGCCTCCGTTCGCGTCGGCCCATGTCTGTAGAGCTCTCTGGACGTCATCTACAGCCATCCTCACACGTTGGAGACGAGACAACATCCACGCTGCATGCCTCTCGTCCTGGATGAGTTCTGGGAGCGCTACAACCGGGTAGTCCATCTCCGGGTTCAGTGATGGGTCGACTTGTTCGATGCTCTCTCTGGTTTCGGGGCAGAAAGCGCGAGCGGGGCAGTATCTGCACCACGCTCCCGGATTGGGTGCCAGCTTTTCATCCATGGCTCTCTGGATGTCTGCTAGCGTCGCTCGCACTTCGAGGAAGTCAGCCGGGCCGAGTACTGCAGTCTCGGCCCGCACCATGTCTTCGTCCACGAACGCAAGCATGATCCGAATCGTCTGCGCACCTATCCATGCAGCTACAGCCGTCCCCAGAAACCGCATCTGCATGTTGTGCTCGATCGCCTCTGTGCCTTCGACCTGTCCAGTTTTCCAATCGATGACAGTGGGGCATGAGTCCCCGAGCACCAGATCTGCTGCGCCAGACCATTCGCCCGGCTCAAGGAATTCGAACACCTTGCGTGGGTCTTTGCCCGGGTGTAGCCGTGCACTGTGAGTTCTCGGATCGTAGATGACTGGATTCTCCACGCTCAGGATGGGTTGCGACAGGAACGGCGCCATCTCGCGTTCCCACGCGGCGATCCAGTTACGGACTGTCTTCATGCTCTCCTTGAGAGAGATGCTCATGTCCTTTGCGATCTGATCAGGCCGCCGCGCCATACTGTTCGCTCGGTCGGCAGCGTAGGCGTGGAAGAGGCGTCCCATGCTCGCCTCCTCCGATGCCTCGCTGTCGTCCGCGGGCCAGACCGCATCTGGAGACCAGAATGCCCAGACGCAATGAACTGCGATGTGGAGCCGGGAAGCTGTCGGGCGATGTTGGCGTAGTTCAGTCGATGTCGTCGATGTCATCGTAGGCTCATGCCAGGACACAGATATCGACATGCGCCGCAAAGTTACTGCTGCGCCCAGTACTATTGCTGTATTATCAAGTACGAGATCTCCGGGTACATCCAGTTGCATCAACAGTGATCCGTCTGCGGAGAATGTGCGACCAAACGAGGCTTTCCCGGTCCCACATGCAATTGCAGAAATCGGATTCGGAATGCTGATGATGCGCTGCTTGACAACGCCTTCTGTCGCTCGCTCGATAACGCTGTTTGCCACTTGCGAGAATGCGGGTACTTCGAAGTGCAATTCCGCAAGCAGTCTGTTCTCAATGAGAATGGAGTCAACGTTAGGCATGTGGCCGGAATAGATCCGTATCAATCCAGCGTCATGCCTTGCGCCGAGTGCAGTCAGGTTTCTGACTTGTTTACACGCTGCAAGCCGTTCGGCATCTATCATTCGAATCCCTCCCGGATTGGATCATGATCCGCCCCGTCCACCACCTCATTCTCTGTCGGCACGCGTGGGCGTTCTGTCGAGTAATGGACCGGCTTGAACGAGCCGCCCCGTTGCTCCTGCACGTCCTGCACGACGCCGTCCTGATCGACGGTCACCGTCTCGGGTTGCGGGTCCTCCGTACCCAGCATTTCCGCCGCGCTGGGCTGCGCAGGCGGGAGCGCCGCGGCCTGGAGGGCCTCGGATAACGGGACGAGTCCTCGGTCGTTCTGGCGGGTCGCCATGTTGCCCTGCGCCTCGTCCGAGTGGGAGAGCGCCATGGCCACCGATTCAGCCACCTCCGGCTCGACAGGGAGATACTTCACCAGTCTTCTCACAGCGGTTTTCCTGCTCATCTCGTCGGGCCAGTCGGCCCATGGCCCCGATTGCGCCGCAGAGCACGCCCGGATGGCCTCGAGGTCGCCACGCGTGCAGATCTCGACCTGCTTGCACCCATCCTTGAAGGTGGCGATCGCGTAGGAGGCGATGATTTGTCCTCTGTCTTCCATGCCCAGATACGGCACATGCTCAATTTTGGAGTCAGTCCCATAACGGACGTCGAACACAGGATCCTTCTCACGTACGACGTGAGCCTCGATACTTGCGATCAACTTGGAGCGTCGCGCGATGTCGAGCAGCCCGCGATATCCAGGGTCGAAGGAGCATTCCCATCGGTGCGGCGTGACCTTCTTGTTCTGTCGCGGGACGAGATATCCGCGACCGTTCACGCCACCCGGAGTGATGCCTAGCGCCGCCGCGTCCATGAGCGCCTTCAGCACGCTCTCGGGCGTGCACTCACCAAGGCGGGGTTGACGACTCGCCGCCAGGCACGCCAGGCGGATCATCTCCACTGGATTCACCTGCTTCGAGGCCACATCGTTCAACCGGTCGATGTTCGCCATCAACCAATCTTTCAACGTTGCCGGCCGGGTTTGCTGTTTCCGCTGACTCGGTGGCGTTGGCGATGGGGGATTCGGAGAACTCTGACGTTGCTGTGCCATTGAGGATTTCCCTTCGTAGATGGTCTCTGAACTTGGCGATCACTTCGTCGATCGAGTGCTCGCCTGCAACGATGCACCTGCCGTCCACGCTTATATCACACATAAACACCGGTTCTTGCACTTGGACGAGCGATAGGTCAAAGTATGACATACTGCAGAACAACTCAGTCGTTGTGTTCCCGACGGCGATGAGTTCGGCCCTCGCTCGAGTATAGAGTTCCTTGACATCATAATCCATTGTCATCTCCTTTCAATGCGTGAGCCCAATAGAAGAGGATGAGCCGCTTGGCTCGCAACAGCTGATGGCCCTTGCGGTGCGGACCTCGTATGCGCCATTCGACATGGCCGAGAAACTCGGCCATCCTTTCGGGAGTGGCAACAAATCGGCCATCGGTCGTCGGCCACCACCAGAGGCCACACCAGTCGCAGCACGCAATGGTCTGCCCAGCAACCGTTTCGGGATGCAGTCGACCATCACAATGTCTCGCTCCTCGCGGACACGGGCCGATGTCGAGGCGATCATCAACCAGATTGAGCGGTTTGAGCATCACAGTGTCCCTCCGAGTTTGACGATGGCCAGATTGATCTCGGCGCGTAGGGCCGCTGACCCAGTGGCGAACGATTCATTCGCGCTGAGTCTGGCGCTCCGGTAGAGCGCGAGAGCCTCCTCCCTTTTCCCATCGTCGGCCAGGAGTTTGGCTCGACGGGCCTTGTCCCATGCCATCGAATAGAAGTCGGAGAGGCGTGAATTGACCTGTGTAGGCCTGGTGACTGGAGGCTGTTTCATTTGCGTTCCATCTTGATCGATCGATTGCAGATGCGGGCGCCCCATGTGATGACTTTGCCGTCATGATCGAGGTCGACTCCCGAATCTGCAGTGAAGTGTGCATCGGCTTCGCTTGGCCTCCACTCTCTAGCTTGTAGCGATAAGATTTGCTGCGCCTGCTCCTCCACACACTCGAGGAGAGCCTTGATGCACGCCTCAATGGGAGCGCTGGCGTCTACACCAAGATCGACGCAGTGCTGCCATGCGGCTCGAGCCGCATCTAGTTTGGATTGCACGGTCATTCTCCTTTCTTAGTCTCGTCATCATCGCACCATCTCTCCCACGGACAGCCGTGGCATTTCGACCGAACCAATGTGCCCAGCGCACATCCCCGCTTAGGCATATTGATCCACTTCCGAAGCGCCCAGCGCAGGAGCGGCAATGAGAGCATCACCGCCACTCCTGTGCCAAACCAATAGAGAAGAAACATCGTCAGTTAGTCCAATGAATGGACCACATGGATCCAGTGAATCTCGGCCCCCTCGGGAAGAGTGATGACTCCTTCGGGGAGACGAGGGCCAACGTACTGGTAGACCAGTAGCTCATCCCCATGCTCTAATTTCACCGACACTCGGTTGAAGGGAACTGGGAAGGCCAGTGACTCAGATGCCAGTTTGGCAGTTTGGTCATGACCGATGGCCGGGAGGGCATCCCTGGCTAGCTCTCGTGCTCGCTCCACGGACACCTCCTCCCACCGGATGGTTCCCCGGGAGACATTACACATTCCGAGCGTAAACACATTGCACACGTATCGTTTCATTGTCTTCTTCCTTTCTACCATTGCATCGATGAGCTATTCGATAGGCTTCCGCCGGCATCGCCTCGAGTAGGCCGACGACGCGTCCCTGAGGGGAGATGGCGATCACGGCGCACCTTCCCGAGCGAAGCGGAAAGACGTCGAAGTGCGGCGCGTGAGGTTGCTGTGCAGGCGGTGCGATGCCGATCAATGTTCGTGAGAATCTACTCATCCTCATCCTCCTCATCCTGCTCCGTCTCCTGTATCCACTCGTCGACCCGCTCACCATACGGGTCATACTCTTCCTCATCCATGTTCCTCATTTTGAGGTCATCGGCATCAAGGGCAGTTGCATGGGATCGCCGCAAGTATGCATCCCCGGCGGCTGATCGGCCGTGTGAATCCACGGTGCTGGTATGGACAGCTCCAGAGCGTCCCGTACCTACGTTCTCCGTGCAAAAGCCCTTGATGCCGATGACTTGGCTCATGCCCAGGACAATGCGCTCGCCAGTGCCTGCCGTACTCGAGCACTCGCGCACGCTTGCTGTATCTGCTCCGGTCCAGGTCCCTCTGGACGAACGTCATTGGGGACTAGCAATCCACAGACTACTGCAGACCATTGATCCATCAGCAATGCGATAAACTCATTGTCGACGATGGATGCAACTGGAATCGCTGTCGGAAGCGCTCGCGTAATCAAACGGGCCTGTTTCCCGCATACTCTGTCGGCCTCTTCTGCCAGCTCGTCTGCCTGCGCGAGAAACTTCCGTACCATCTCTATTCGTGAACTCGCCATGGGTGCCACCTTCGGGATCAACTGTTACCCTGGGGTAAAACCGGAGTCAAGCAATCATTGACTTTTTTTTGACCCAAGGTAAAAGTGGCTCCATGGACGACGACAGAAAAGGAGCGGCCCGTTGGCGAGCGGCGTTCGTGACCTGGAAGGAGGAGGAGGGGGTTTCGCTGACCCAACTGGCCGGCGATTTGGGGGTCTCGGTGGCCACGGTATGTAGGTGGGAGTCGGGCTCACGCATACCATCGAAAGAAAATCGGGACATCATCCAACAGCGGTCGAAGGGAGCGGTCCGAGCTCTACTGATCCCACTCAGACAACATCAAATAAAATGGGGGACCAGGTGACAGATCAAAACAAGGAGAGACTCCTCGCTGTCGGTGCACTTGCCGTCGCTCTGCTCATCGTATTTCTCATGTGGAAGGGAGCGCATGCACTTAACTGTATGGACCGGAAGTGCCCAATCGGTGAACCCATCTCCGAGCGGGGCGAGTGTTGGTGTTGGATACGAGCCGAGAGGGTACCATGGACCCAAAAGTGAAAGTGAGACGTCTATGCGAGGCGGCTCGTGCCGTCCTGTTCAATACTCCATGGCAGAGTTCGAATATCTATTTTTCTGAACTGAACGATGCTCTCCGCGCACTCGACACGCTTCCGCGAAAAGGATATGTTGAGGTGGTTAACTACGAGTCACCCGAGGTGCTGTGCATGAGGGAGGAGAAGCCATGAGCGAGGCGGACCTCATATCCGAATCATGCCTCGCATCCGCGTAAAGCCCGGCCACTTCCGCTATGTCTGCGATGCCTGCGGGCGCAAGGCGGACGAGTGGGTTGCGGGGTGGCGCGATCCGCCAGTGCCGCTCTTCCCTTATGAAAACTCATTGATTGGAAAGCTCGCGTGCTCGGATGCATGTGAAGCCCTGTTACGAAAAAGTCAGAAAGGAGCCAAATGAAAGAGGAATCAGTTGGGCCGCGTGACTTCGCGCGGGAACTAGCAACGATGGCCGACGGGCAGTTCAATGCCATCCTGAGCGCCGAACAGCAGAAACTCGTTGCTTCGCTGCAGGATCAAGCGCTCGCCAAGGGAGATTCGGGAAAGGAGAAGGGGTCAATCACCATCACAATCAAATACGATGTGAGCGCCAAGGGGCATGTGTTTATCAGTCCGACGCTCAAGGTCACATGCCCCAAGCCGACGGTCGGGGCCACCGTCAGATTCGTGGACAAGAATGGCAATCTGACCAACGAAGACACACGGCAACAGAAGTTGCCGCTTAGAGAAGTTGCAGCACCACCAATTCGAGACCTGAAGTAGGAGGATACAATGAGTGATGATGAGGACGGCAGAGCAGCAATCGTGAGTCTATTTACTCTATTTGCTCAAGCACAGAGAGGACTTCTTGAGCCGAAGCTCGTGGACATCAAGGATCCAAACAATCCAACGGTATCGTGCCAGATACTGCTTACCCCAAGCTTCGACGGTCAGGGTCAGCAGGCCATGACTGTACACGCGGTGAAGAGCTTTCTGGATGAGTATCGGGTCGCCCCAGAAGCAGTCGAAGGCACTGCGCGACTGCACGATCTGAACTCCTTCATCGCGCATGTCAATCGATTCAAGGAGTCCGGATCATCACTGTTCATGGATGCGGGCACGAACAGCAATAGTCCAACACTGATCGCAGTGTTCGACTACAGCCCAAATCGAGAACAGCCACGCTGGGGAACACATGTCGCGAAGTACGTGTTCCCGTTGAGCGACGAGTGGATTGCTTGGATGGAGGCCAACGGCAGGCTCATGTCACAAGCCAAGTTTGCGGACTTCGTCGAGGATCGACTCATGGACGTCATCGACCCTAGCACCGATGGCCCCAACGGCGGCCCTGGTGAACTCGGCGCTCTTCTCGCGCAAGCGACGGGCATCGTCTACGCGACACCGCTCAAGCTTCTCGAGCTGTCTCGAGGGCTCATGCTGAGGGTCGAGCACACGGTCGGAGAGGTGCGCAATCTGGCAACCGGAGAGGCGCAACTCATGTTCACTGAGCAGCACACGGATGCTCAGGGGCAGCCATTGAGGATGCCGACAGGATTGGTAATAGGCATCCCTGTGTTTAAAAATGGTGACCGACATCGCATCCCGGCCAGGCTGCGATACCGCAAGGACGGCACGAAGCTCGTCTTCTGGTACGAGCTCTACCGGGCGTCGAGTGTGTTTGACTTCGCCATTCGTGATGCCTGCGAGGTGGCCAGGGCAGCGACGTCGCTCCCGCTCTACATGGGGACGCCGGAGGACTAAGCGACCCCTGGCCGAGGATATGGCCGAGGATATCCGCAGCCAATTTTGGCTTCGATCCGGCAGCTGCGCACTTTTCGTTACAGTGTGGCTGCCGGATTGCCCTTGCCAGAACTGTCAGACGCATAGTAAGTCATTTGTCCAACATGTTAGAAAAAGAGAGAGATGCTCTCATGGGCACAGCGAGAATATCGTTTCGGACTGATGCGGATGTGCTCGTACGCATCAAGAAACTCGGGGCATTACTCGACTCCAAACTGGCTGGGGCGCCCAAATTCACAATGTCTGGCGCATTAAGAATAGCGTTATTGCGGGGAATGGAAGTGATTGAGAAAGAACTGTCTCACATCCGGAAGTGAGTGCCCGATGAGCTGGTTTCGACTGGACGATCAAGGGGCATTTCATGCCAAGGTTGTTGGGGCGGGAAACGAAGCATACGGCGCATGGTGCCGTGCCGGGCAATGGTGTTCGCAGCATCTAACTGACGGGATAATTCCAGTATCGGTGGCGCGGACTATAGCCCCCATGAGAGTGTGGGAGAGGCTCTGTCACACAAATTTGTTGGAAAAAGTTTCGGCCGAGACCCTCGCGATCCACGACTTCTTGGATTGGAATCCGACGGCAGAAAGTGTGAAAGCTGAGAGGGCACGTAAAGCCAAAAACACGTCAGATCATCGATCTCGTAACCGGGGATGTAACCGGTTACATGACCGGTTAGTAACCGGAGCTGTAACCGGTAAGTCACCGGTGAGAAATCACGGTCCCGATCCCGATCCCGATCCCGATCCAGAAGAGAAAAGAGATCCCTGTGGTAGCTTCGGGTTAGGGGGTGCAGGGGGGGCACAGGGTTCGCTCGCCCTGACGGGCGAGCCCCCCAACGGACCCAAGCAGGCGAAGGCGAAGGCGTGTGCACGCAGGACGCAGGTGCCTCACGACTTCGCGCCAAATGCTGGTCACGACTCTCTCGCCAAAGAGCTTGGACTCGATCTCGCCGACGAGACTCCAAAGTTCATTGAACACCACAGCGGCAAGGGAACGTTGATGGCTGACTGGAATATGGCTTTCCGAACGTGGCTTCGGAATGCGCCAGGGTTCGCTCGCAGCAAGCCAGCCGATCGAGCCAATCTCATGCGTCAAATGGATGATCACATCGCGGAACTCGAAGAAGAAGAAAGGCAGGCAGCATGCTCAAATCAGAAGTAGGCAAGTTGGTGCAGATGCTCATGGCGGCATATCCCAATTCGAAAGCCGACCCAAAGACGGCAGCTGTGTACGAGATGGCATTGACAGATCTGGACTTGGTGAAGGCGCAACGAGCCGTCTTGCGTTTGCTCTCGACAACCAAGTTTCTGCCTACCATTTCCGAAATCCGAGAAGCGGCCACAGCACTCGACATCGGACCTCGTCGCTCGGGAGCAGAAGCGTGGTGTGATGTGATGAAACAGATCGACGATGAAGGCGCCTACGGTACGCCGTCGTTCGACGATCCAATCGTCGCTGACATCGTGAAACAATGGGGATGGCGACGCCTATGCTTCGAAGGTTCTCTCGAGTCTGACCGTGCACGCTTTATCGAGACGTACGAAGCAATTGCGAGTCGACGACGGGAAGATGCTGTATCTGGCATCCCGCTTCCTCCGCCCAAGTATCCACCAAAGCAACAACAACTTCCTGAACCTGTTTCACCAAAGACTCCGCCGCAATTGGGAGAAGCTGCCGTGAAGTTCAGTTCTGAAGTGGCTCAAATTGGCAAGAGTCCTGTTCGGGACTTCGTCCCCAGCTCCGACGAGGAGTTGGCCGAGAAAGCGCGCAAGGACAGGGATAGGCTGCTTAAGGAATTTGGAGACAAGTGATATTGACCGGGAGGACGACGATGAACATCGAGGCAAAGAAGGAAGAACTCAAAGAACGGGACCTGTTGTGTTTAGTGTGCAAATGCGCAAAGCTCTACAATGTAACCGTCGATGAGATACTCGGCCGACGACGGCTGCATCGCATTTGCCATGCCCGCCACGTCATTTGGGCGACGCTCTACAACCGGGGTCATTGGAGTCTGCCGCAACTCGGCTTACTATTCGAGCGTGACCACACGACCATTCTGAACGGCGTCAATCGTATCTCCGGAGAAGAGATTGACGCCATCGATCCGCCCCCCCCTGACTCTCAACCCGCAGTACTCGCATCATGAGCGCCATATCCAAGATCGAATGGACGGACGCAACGTGGAACCCAGTTCGCGGCTGCGCGATGGTTTCCGCCGGATGCGAGCATTGCTACGCGATGCGGCAGGCGCATCGATTCTCCGGCAAGGGGCAACCATACGAAGGACTCACTCGATTGGATATGCGTTGGGTGGGCCGTGCCCGCTTCGTTCCCGAGATGCTGCCTGTTCCGATGCGATGGGAGTCTCCTAGGCGAATCTTCGTTAACTCGATGAGTGATCTGTTCCACGGGGACATCACGAATCGACAGATCAGCGCTGTGTTCGCTGTGATGGCTGCATGTCCGCAACATACATTCATCGTCCTCACCAAACGCCCAAACGGAATGAATCGATGGTACGAGTTGCACCCGTTCGGCGGATACGCTTCGAAGGCAGTGCTCGATTACCGGAAGGAATTCACTGACAGACAGTTGGATCGATTGACTCACGTTGGGTCATGGCCGCTCCCGAATGTATGGCTGGGTGTGAGTTGTGAAGATCAGTCAATGCTAGCGAAGCGCGTCTTGCCCCTTTTGCAAACGCCAGCAGCGATCCGCTGGGTGAGCTTGGAGCCACTACTTGCACCAATTAGATTCATTGCTAATCGATTCGATCCATTGGTTGGGATGGATATTGAGCGTCCCAACATCAGATCGAAGATCGATTGGGTTGTGGTCGGCGCTGAGAGCGGCCCAGGCGCGCGCCCAATGAACGAAGACTGGGTGCGCAGTATCCGAGATGAGTGCAAGGAGGTCGGCACCCCATTCTTTTACAAGCAGAAACTCGAGAACGGTCGCAAGGTTTCCTTGCCGTTCCTAGATGGTTTGCGCTATGCGGAGTATCCAGGAGGACACAGATGAACACTGAGAGTTCACAGATAGCAATTGCGGAGGAGTGTGAGCGAATCAAGAGCATGCTCCTCGAGAAGAATGCATCGTACGGGAATAGTGCACTCGAGCCGATACACGTCTTCGCGCCTAAGGCGGATGCACAGGCCGGGATCCGCTTTCGTCTAGACGACAAGCTTACGAGAATCGCAAAGGGCGATGGTCGCTTCGACGAAGACACCATCGGCGACATCATCGGGTATCTCGTCCTGCTTCACATCGCAGAGCGAGCATCTCCGGTCACCGAGACAGCTGCCCAATGTCCGCCCGTAGCGAGCAATCACGATGACGAGGTGGAGGTTCTCCACGAAGAGATAGAGCGGTTGACGAATACACTGCACACGGCCGAATCTAATGCAGGGTTCCTTCTGCAATCGCGCAACTCGGAGATCGAGAGACTGAAACAGGATTTAGATCAAGCCAACCAATTCACTGCATCCGCCAATGCAGCGGCCTTCTCGATGAAGAAGAAGCTCGATGAACAGTTGAAAGCAGAAAAGGAATTGCAGCGGAAAGCCTGCGAGGACTGTCAGCGGGAATGCGATGAGGCACGCAAGGAGCGTGATGAAGCTCGTGCAGCCATCGCCGAGTTGCACTCGCAAGCGTCGGTGAAGATAACGTCGCTTGAAGCGTGTGCGTCTAAGCTCGAAGCGGAGCGGGATGAAGCTATTGTGCAGCGCGATGCATTCCGCAACAATACTGCACTGGAGAAGGCAGTCTCAGAGCGCAACGATGCATGGGTGCAGCTAAATGAACTAAGCGCGTCGCTCGTGAAGGCAATCGCACAGGAGAAGCACATCTCCGAGGACTACAATTCATGTTTCCGCCGCATCGTCCGAGAGCGCGACATCGCAATCAAAGAACGCAATGCTCTCATCCAGAAAGCACATACTGAACAAGAGCAAGTACAAGAGTGCATCATGAGAGCCGAACGAGCCGAGCTGAGAGCAGCCAATGCAGAGCGACGATTCGCAGAGGCACAGGCAAGCATCAAAGTATTGAAGCAAGATACTGACAGCTCCATGGGGCCCTAATGAAAACAAGTATCATTGGGATTGACGGCGGATTCAGTTCGGTCGGCTGGGCAGTGCTCGAGTTGACTGCAACCACCGAAACCGAAACGCTCGTCAACATGGGCGTGATTCGAACAGCAAAATCAGACAAGAAACTCAACGTGCTGAGTTCGTCGGACAGCTTCCGACGATGCCAGGAAATCGCCGTGGTGCTCGGCAAGGTGCTTGACCTGTACAGCCCCCGGGTGGTGGCGATCGAATCGCTCAGCCTCCCCCGCAACGCCGGAGTGAGCGCCAAGATTGGCATGGGCTACGGCGTCCTAGCGGCCCTCCTAAGCGCTCGGAGCCTGCCGATGGCCCAGGTGTCACCCCAAGGGGTCAAGAAGACTCTGGCGGGCTCCCAGAGCGCAAGCAAGGCATGTGTCCAGGAGGCACTCGCGAAGAGGTTCGGGTCCCCATTTCAGAAAAGACTGGAAGAATTTAACAAGACTGTAAGGGAACACCCGGCGGATGCCCTCGCAGTGGCGGTTGCAGCCCTCACTTCTGAGGTGGTCAAGCTCGCTCGGAGTATGGCCGCGTGATGTCCGCCGCCCTTGCAAGCGCCCCCCTTGGCGCCCGCCTCCGCCCTTATCGCTCCGCTCGGGGCGCTGCTGCCCTCGGGCGGGGCCATGTGCCTGCCCAAATCGGCCGGTGGAAGATGCGTGTCGATTGCAAGGCCGGTAATTGGACCGGATATGCAATAAGAAAAGCAGATGGCACCTGGCAGATGTCTGTAACCATAAACGGAGAGATGCGTGTAGTGCGAGTCTACCCGACCCTGCAAAGACAGAACGTGAAGAGGATTATCAATGAAAGAAAAGGGTAAAGTAGTAGAAGGTATCTGGTCCGGGCCGGCACCCATCTGCCCGCTCTGTCACCAGAGACAAGACATTCATCACAATGCGCTAAGTTGTATGCAACGCCAGATTGATGGGATGGCCGAGAGTATTAATAAGATGCGCGAAGTTATAACTGCGAATGTTCTAGTGATAACTACGCTTGACCAGCGCATCGCGTTGCTCTCGGCCGATCTCGACGACGAGCGGGACCGGGCAGAAAAAAGAGTGGCACTCAGCGAAAGTGGTTGAAATCTCTTGCACCCTCCCGGGGTCGCGTGGTAGGCCGGGAGAGTGAGCAAAAAAGCTGGACCCATACGAACCACGCAGAAGAATCTTCGGCTCGCACCAGATGAGATGCGCAGAGCCGAGAAGGTTATGAACCATTACGGATTGGACCTTCAGGCTCTTCTTCGAATGCTCGTTAAGCAGGAGCATGATAGGCTTTTCTCACATGGCAAGGAGGCAAGGTGAAGGTGAAGAAGAAGAAGAAGAAGGAGGAGGAAAAGGAGAAGGAGACGGGCACAGTTGTTCGTGTGCGGGCTGTGCGAGTGGAGATTGCAAAGCCTCTCGACATCCAGTGGCGAGAGCTGGACGATCTGTTGCGAGATAGACGAGCCGTAATGCATCGGCTGCTCAATGCAGGCGTGCTTCACATTGCTTCTCAGCGCTGGGCCGGGAATGAGAAACCGCGCGCGCTTGAAGCCATCAAGGCAGAATTGTCGTCTTGGCAAACGTGGTGCGCTGAGATGGGCGCCAAGACGAAGGATGAGAAAGAACGCATCAGACACGAACGTAGAGCGACGATGACATTGGCGTCGTCAATCACAGATGCACTGCAACAGCGGTGCGTTGACGCAGATCAACGGTGGCGCAAAAACAAGGGCAACGCCAGATTGCCTACCGCAAAACGTGGGGCTCCAATCTTCATCCGTGATGGTGGTTGGACGCTTGAGTCGGACAAGAACGGTTGGATCCTGTCGATGAGACTTGAGGGTGTCACCCCAACGAATCATCGTCCAGGCAAGGTCCGCGTCGCTTTGCGACCGTCATCCGGAAAGCATCATGGCATTCTGCAACAGATGGTGAAAGGCTCAGTCAAGATAGGCAATTGCCAAGTTGTACTCGATGAGTCGACTGGCAAATGGTACGCCATCCTAGCGTTCACTGAGGAGTTGAATCGAGCGGCCCCACCACGAGACGGTACCAAGACACTTATCGTCCATAGAGGGCAACGCAACTTTATGTATGCCCTGTGCACCGACGGGCGAACGCGTATATTGCGCGGCAACAAGTTTGCGGCTCAACGATTGCATCTGAAGAGGAGAGCGGAGGCTTTCAAGCGTGTGTCAGCGTTCGAGCGTGGTGCCGGAGCCAAGGGGCATGGCACCAGACGACGGTACGAAACTCATGATGCTTTGGATCGGAAGCTCAAACGAGTCGTTCATACATATTGTCAGACTTCGGCTGCCTGGGTGTTCAAGGCCGCCAAGGATCTTGGCTGTGGACGCATCCTCATCGAGGACTATGGCGGTATAGAACAGAGCGACGAACGAGCTGAGCGCAGATTCTTGGATCACTTCCCGTACTACCAACTGGGGACGGCAATCAAGTGGGTCTGCAAGCGAGAGCAACTGGAGCTGTTGGAAGGTCCGGCAGCATTCATCTCGCAAACGTGTCCACGATGCAAGCATCAGGATGCTCGTCAACACAACACCCGAACCGGAGTGTTCCATTGCATCAACCCAGACTGCGGATTCGACCGACCAGCAGACTGGGTAGCAGCATTCAATCAAGGTATCGCTTTTGGCATTGACATGAGTGAGATAAAGAAGATACTTGCTGCTCAAGAGAGGGTAGCGGCCGAAATCAAAAAGAAGGCAAAGGCGGCATGACGAGCAGGGCCGCGAATGCAGTTGTGATGGGTGTGCTGCCGCGACTCCGCGCGGCAAACGCGAGACCACGTTACGTGCTCGCGAACCTGGGGACACTCAGGACGATGGGGGATGCCCCATCAGCACCATGACCGCCCACCACACCTGCATTCGCGGCCCTTCTGCGTTTGGCAAAAGGAGATAACATGTCATTCAACATGAAAGAGGCCACCCTGGAGCAAATCGTCGCTGAGGCTCTCGCTCTGAGAGCTAAAGCAGAGCGGTCGGCCGCTGAATATCTGGCGTTTCTGTATCAGTTCGAGTTGGAGCGTGAGGACCTGTGGAAGACTGCAGGTGTTGCAACCTACAGTCAATTCCTGAATTCGCATTCGCTGGTGAATACGTCGAGATACGACGTGTTCCGTAAAGGTGTGGAGAAGCTGGGCAGTGTGGCTCAGGCTATCGAGATAGGCGAGCCATCCACTGCAGAGGCAGGCAAGATCAAGGACCCCCTTGCTGTGCCAGTGTTTGAGGGGATCACGAAAGCGTGGATAGATATTCACGATGGCACCGTCCCAAGTGAACAGACGGCAGAGTGCCATCGCGCGCAGGCCGAACCAAAGAAGTCTCCAGTGTTCTTCCGGCAGTCAGAACTTCATGAGTTGCGCGCAAAAGTGCAACAGTTGGCAGCCAGGAACAGGCAGCTGGAAGCCGACTTGAGAACGAAGCAAAAGACGATATACGAACTGCAAGCCAAGCTGGAAGGAATAGCTGCCAAGAAGGCTGCCAAGAGAGCGGCGCGAGTCGAAAATTCAGAAGGCGCGAGCGTCTAGCAATTTGGATTCGGAATGCGGGCGTGGATGGAGACCCGCTCGCAATCCGGGCCGCAGGTCCTTGAAATCATTGTGTCTGTGGAGGGGCTCTCGCAGTGGGTGCCCAGAAGGTCATGGTGTTGGAGGTCTGAGACCGGCGCGGTACCGATCGAGTCGCGCCACCTCGCAGTGGGTCTCGCAGTGGGTGCCCAGAAGGTCATGGTGTTGGAGGAGTGGTCTGCGAGGCATCCGCTCATCCTCGCAGTGGGTGCCCAGAAGGTCATGGTGTTGGAGGGATAACAGCGATCTCTCGAGAAAACAAGCTCCGAGGCTCGCAGTGGGTGCCCAGAAGGTCATGGTGTTGGAGTCGCCTGCCTCACCAGCTCGTTGTAGGCCTCGAGACTCGCAGTGGGTGCCCAGAAGGTCATGGTGTTGGAGGGATGGGCGAGCAAGTGCAGCTGATCGACTCGAGGGCTCGCAGTGGGTGCCCAGAAGGTCATGGTGTTGGAGGGCATGCTCTCGCGCGTACAGCTCGCAGTGGGTGCCCAGAAGGTCATGGTGTTGGAGAGGCAGTGAGGCGGTCGATCTCGCAGTGGGTGCCCAGAAGGTCATGGTGTTGGAGGTGAGACGTCACAGCCCGATGATGGGCTCTCAGTTTG